ATCTTGTGTATGTATGCCTGAATCTTCCTGCGCCCAATTTGGGCATGGCTCCTAGATATATACAGATGAAAATAAACAATTATTTCCGCAATAAGAAAACATCATTCATAACTCGATAAATCACTTCCATTATGCGTACATTATATATTACACTTCTCATCATCCTCCTGATGGCTTTCATCATTCCGCTTCATGCTTCGCTGGCAGTGTCTCCATCATCGCCATTATACACCCATTTCGCATATATGTTCGGTCATGCCAACTTTATACACTGGGGTATCAACGGCTGGTGCATATTGATGGTTCATCATCAGTTCCGCTTCCATCGCCTACTGGCAGCATGGCTCTGCTCGGTGTTGTTGTCGTTCATATACTATCCGGCATTACCTGTATTGGGTGCATCCGTATTGATTTCTTTCTTCATGGGATTCTCTGCGCAATGGTATTATCGGTATCACCGCATCTACTTCTGGCAGATGGTGCTCGGTATGGCTATAGGTTTTCTTCTCCCTTACATAGCTGGTATCTTCCACATAGTCCTATTCTGTTTAGGTTTCATCTATGCCAAGGCAGAGAGATTTATCCGACATGCCAATACACTTAACATTTAACATTCAACACTTAACATTATTATATATAACGAATGCCAGTAGCAAAATCCTCCTTAAAGGTTCAACCTCAGCAGCAAATTTCTGATAAGAAGCTCAAAGAGATTCTTGAAGAAGATAAGAGAAGACTCCAAAGTCTCCTCGCTACTTATCGTCCCATTACAGGAGAGAATGCCCCTGGTCTCCGCTTTGAATGTGTCATCTCGGATTTCTTAAAGGGAAAGAAACTCTGGCTCCCGGTGGAAATGCTGAAAGAAAAGAAGTTCTGCGCCATCATCAAGTGTGGATCCATCGAGGCCTTTTGCGATAAGTACATGCCTGACTTCGACCAAGAGAAGGCTCGTGATGCTGTCTTCCGCTATCTCATACGCCTGCGCTGTAAGCACGATTTCTATTTCTTCGCCTACGCCTATGCCCGAATCAAGAATAAGGATGGTGGTGAGGATATACCTTTTCTTCTTCGCAATGCCCAGATCAAACTAGCCAAGGTCTTCGAACAGTTACGCCTTCATAGTCAGTACCACTATATCCGTGTCATTCTCTTGAAGTGCCGCCAATGGGGTGGTTCTACCCTTACCGACATCTACATGGCATGGCTGCAGATCTTCTGGAAGACAAACTGGAATAGTAATATCGTTGGCCACCAGTCTTCATCTGCCACACAGGTATTCGATATGTACGAGAAGCTAATTAATGCCATTCCTACATGGCTCTTCTACGATATTGGTGTACCATTCAAGAACGACCCTCGCAAAATCAAGACATCAGGAACCATACAGAATATCAAGTATCTCATTCCACGCGATTGCAAGATACAGACTGGTTCTGCCCGTAACCCAGAATCTTGTCGTTCTGGTGATGCTGCCCTTGCTCATATTACAGAGGAAGCCTTCTTCCCTAACACCACAGAGTGGACTCCGGCTAAGGTGATCAAGGCTGCATCATCATCTATTCAGCCAGATCCTTTAACATTCATCGTCAGAGAGTCAACGCCTAACGGACGAGAAAACGAGTTCCACGATGCCTGGGTAGCCGCAAACTCAGTAGACAAAGACGGAAAACCTCTGTCTGCATTTACTCCTGTCTTCGTGGCATGGTTCGAAATTGAAAAATATATATTGCCATTTGCTTCCGAGGATGAACGTGCCGATTTCGCCATCTGGCTGTGGAAGAATCGCAATGACGAGCAAGGTCATGGTAAGTACTATTGGTGGCTCTACGAATGTAAAGGCGCATCCTTCGAGGGCATCCATTGGTATATCGAGAAGTCCAAGGAGTATGAGACTCTTGACGATATGCGTCAGGAGTTCCCTTCTGATGATGTAGAAGCCTTCCTCTTCTCAGGTACTACAGTCTTCGACCCATACAAGTTGAAGGAAATGGAAGAGGACTGCAAGGGCATCGAGCCTATCATGGTGGGCGACATCGAGGGAGATTCCTACGATGCAGCCGACCCTGCTTGCATGAACAACATCCGTTTCGTAGAGCGTGCTGGTGGACCTCTCAAAGTTTGGGCTGGACCCGATAACTCCGAGATTGTCAAGCACCGTTACGTTGTAGCCTGCGATATTGGTGGTTCTCATAAAACCTCCGACTTCTCAGATATTGTAGTCCTCGACCGCTACGATGAAATCTATGGTGGTGTACCGGAAATCGTAGCTGAGTGGCATGGCCACTGCGATGCCGATCAGTTAGCCATGCGCTGCGCCCAGATAGCTCATTTCTATAATGATGCTTATCTGGTCATCGAGAACAATACCGCCTACTCGCGCATGAACAATACCGAGGGCAATCAGTCAGAGCTGTTCTTCCCTATCCTTCTGCCTCTATACGATAACCTCTATAGCGCATCACAATCCAAACTGAAGAAGGTGAAGAATATCGAAATGAAATGGGGATTCAATACCAACAAGGCAACCAAGGTGGCAGTAGTGAAGACCATGGCTCGCATCATCCGTGATGGTGGCTATATGGAACGAGAACTTGCGGCAATAGACGAATGTACCTATTTCCTCTATTACAAGCAGAACGACTGTTATGGAGCCGTAGCCGGAAAGCATGATGACCGTGTCATGGCGCGCGCCATTGCCCTCTACGTAGAAAAGGATATGCCAGCACCGGAAATCGTTCCATTCCGTTCAAAGTCAGAGATAGAACGTGAACGTCTCCGCAACCGCCCTCCAGTAGTAGCTGAGTTGTCAGGCATAGGTGGTGGGGCAACTAGCCTCTATCTAGCCAGCAGCATGATACGCCCCTGTATAGTCACCGTTCCAGGCGATTCTATCGCCTGTCCATATAAGTTAATAATTAAAAGTAAAAAGAAAAATGAAACAAAGTTATTCAAACCTGCTGCGTAAGATGCTCATAGCCATCTACCAGCCTATCGTCACTCGTATCGAACTTTTCCGTGCCACACGCATGTGGCAAAAAGGAGTCAAGGCAACCATTGCCAAGTATAAAGAATGTGGTGCGCCTCGTTTCTACATGCTCTACGACCAGTCGCATAAAGATTGGGCGATTATGACCTACGATCCTAACCGCAAGTGCATGCTCTCCTATCGAAGATTAGTCCAGATGGGCAAGTGGAAAGCCACTCGCTATTTCAAAAATGTAGAAGACATCAAAGCCGCATCCTACTACTATACCCCTTCCAAGTGGGGAGCCATCGGCTGCGATGCGGACAACAAGGTGCGCACAACCAAACTAAAAAACTGGCAAGAATACTACATGTACCGAGTTTCTACCCTGATGTTTAAGTTACGCATATACAAGAAGAAACATGGTATTGACTAAACAAAAAGAAGAGGAGACCATCACGGCTTCCTCTTCACAATCTAACAACCTTAAAAACTAATAAACCTAAAAAAATAAAATAATCTAATCTAAGAACCGAACAACATTTCGTTCAATATTATGAATTAACTAAGAACTTCTTTTCTACATAGCTGCCGAAGGAAGGGCTGCCAAATCATTTGCTCCATCACTGGAATCCTTTAGATGCGTATCAGGTGCTGTTGCCTGTTGTTGCCCTCCATCTGTAGTCATCTGTCCATTGGCTGCTTGCTGTGCCTGAAGAGCTTCTAGCTTTTCCAGTTGCTCCTTGAAGTATTTCCTCATTCTTCCTGTACCAGGGAAATTAGCAACCGTAAGCATGGTATAAGGATCCATCTTGCCGCTCACCATCATCTGCCAAGCCATATCGTTGTTGGCTGCTCTGATAAGTGGACTGTATGCGTCCAAGTCGATAGAAACATCTAGATCCATATCTCTCATGGTCTCTGAATTGAAGTGAATTTCAAATTCATCACCTGTCAGTTTCACGCTGTCAGCATCGGTACAAAATTCCTGTATCAGGTAAAGTTTCTTCTTGGCCACACGTACCTTAAAGTTGTTGAAACTCTCAACAAAGTCCTGTATGGTGGTAGATGATGATTCTCTTTCCAACTGATATTGCTTACCGCTGGTATTCCGGTGCTGTCCTTGAAGAGCACCCTGCACACCACTTCCCTCGCTTGCCATCGTCTTGGCAAAATTCACCATGAAGTCAACACCTGCCGGAATACTCTTGTTGACCAATGTCTGAGGTGGTTTACCTCCATTCTTGGAGTTCCACAAGATGATACTATCCGTTTTGGTATAGTTCACCTGCATTTCATCGATGCTCTGTTTCTCGCTCAATGCGTTCTCGTCAACAAGCATCGTTCCCTTGGCACCATTCGCTACAATGAAGTTGATCATCATCATATAATGGTTCAAGGTGCGCTGGTTGTTTTCGGCTCGCATCGTAAAACTTCTTACTTCGCCATTCAAGCATGGATAGGCAACGAAGGTGTATGGATGGATAGAGGTTCTGAATCCGTCCCTGAGCACATAGTATGGTGATTCCCTGGCATCCAGCAGATAGCCATTCGGTGTGATATATCTTCTGAACCAGTAGGTTTCTGCCTCATCCTTAATTTCGATGGTCTTAAGTTCAGAAGGGTCTACATAGTAGATAGGCTCACCATTCTCATCGAGCATAGGTAGGCCATTCTCATCTTTCATGATGTTGGATTCCTCTATCTTGCGTTTCTTCTCCTCATAGAAGGCACGCTGGTCAGGAGAGGCATATCCGCAATCTCCACTCTCCCAGTCATGTACCCAAATGGCTGGTCTGGTTTCTTTTGTCCAGATTTCCAATACCCGGTACTTGCCTACTACTGAAGAATGGGTGAAATCATCTATTCCGGCATACTGGGCTTCACCAGTCGGGTGATAAGTCTGTTCGGGCGCAAAATGGTGCTGCGTCTGTAGATAGATCTCACTGAGTTTATTAGCCTCTTCCTTGCTTCCATTTGTAAAGGTAGCAATAATCTCTCGCCAAGTCAAATCATGAGCCTCAGCAATAAATTCCACATCGCTCAGGTCATACTTAAAGAAAGGTGGTAAAGCTAGCTTAAAGATGTCTACAGAATAGTCAAAGATACCATTCTTGCCATCCCTTCTGCCATAATAGGTTTTCATGCCCACAAAGGCGAAGACACAGAAGGCGTAAAACATTCTCGCGTCTAACTCTTGCCTGTCGTTCAAGTTGTCGTTCTGACGAAGATATTCATTGAAGAAACTGATATAGTCTTCCTCGTTTGGATCCACGGCACTACATGTAGCAGTACTGCGCTGCTGGCGCACAAGACCAACGAGCGAAAGAAGTTTGTCTCCGATTACATCGTATTCCAGTATTGGCATACCTTTCAGTTCCATATACTGCCGGATGGTAATCTTTCTTCCATTCCATTCTATCAGCTCTTCCAACTGTCTTCCCATCACGAAGTCTTGCGCTCGCTTCCACTTCTTTCTCAGTTCTGCACCATCATAGAAGTATTGGCAAGCCCATTGCAGCAACAGAAGATTACTTTGGCTCTGCGTAAACCGCTCCCGGCTCACTCCTTCAAGTGAGTCTGGTCCCGGCTCTGCATAGTTCGATATGTCATTTATTACATGATTGTCAACCATAATTCTTAATTTTTCGCCAAAAATACCGCATTTTTCTCGCTTATTAGTGATAAGTTGCGCAACTTAACATTACTTTTCCATCATTTCCTAGTATTTTTGTTCCGCATTTCATTTAAAAACGTTTTTAAGTATGAGTAAATCAATCAATGTTCACGAAGCCTGCGTCATCACAAAAGACGATAAAGGCAACCTCTCCCTGGTAGGCAAGGCTAAAGAAGCCCTCACCACCTTGAAGAAGAATAAGGTTTCCGTCTGCATTCTCCTTTGCGACAACAAGAAGGAGGATGTGGAGAAGTTTCTTAATGACAATAACGTGCCTTTCGCCTCTATCAGTACCAAGGAGGAGACCGATAAGGATGGCAACACCAAGCGTGTTGATCCACCAAAGGCAGATGTAACCATCATGCCAAGTTCCAAGGTCATCACTCTTCGAGACGATTGGCAGTGGTGTTTGGATGATATTGCCCAACGTCTCTGGGGCGAGAAAAAGAAGGAGAATCCGAAGAGTGAGCAGCAGCGCATGGATGACAGCATGGCTGATTACATACGCTGGGCATCACCAAAGAAAAAGGAACCAGAGAATGCATCTGGTACTTCTCTCGGATAACATCGCTCCAATGTCTTCAACTTTAAACACACAAATGATTCATTAATCATAACTATTATAAATTTATTTGGATTTAGATTTTTTATAACTATCAAAAAGGGACTCGCTGTGAAGCAAGTCCCTTTTTCTATGTGTGGAAATATTGAACATAAAAACGAATTGGCCAAAGCCTATTTTCGGAAATATAGAACATTTCCTAGAGTGAAGTAGCCCGAAGGCTACTCCATTCCGTTCAACGTTTTAAGCAGCTCCTTTCTGGTATTCCGAATCTCTATCAGTTTGGCAGCATCGTTTGTACCATCCATTTGCTTCTTAGCCTTATTCATCTTCCTCTTGGCAGCAGAGATAGCCTTTCTGGCCGCAAACAGTCGCTTGTTGGTCTTGCTGTTCTTAAAGGCATTTGCCTTCGCCTTATCAACATCCTTCAAACGCTGATACTCCTGATAAGTCTCCATGGTTCCGTTCCAGACGTTCTGTATTCTCCAGTCCTCCGTCACGTCCTCTGCCTTAGCCTTCATCAGGTACTTGCTTTCAGCCTTCTCCATTTCCTTCAAGTCTTCATCACCGTTCAGATAGCCCTGCACCATGTCCAGAGCCTCCTTCTGGGTGAAAGCCTTGTAATCACTCTGCGAGAGGAATTTCTTCATCTTCTGGCGCATCTTCTTCTTCTCCGTGATACTCTTGGCAGCATCAAAGCGCTGGCAAGCCACCTGCAGCGAAGTCACGCCATCATTCATTTCCGCACTCTCCAGTGCCTTCACACTGCCGATGGCAGCCTTAATCTGAGCCTCAGCATCAATACCGTTGCGTTGGCAGCTCTGATAGGTCATCACCACACCTTCCATGTCACCGCTAAGGATAAAGTCCTTGAAGTAACTCTGAGCCTTCCATGGAGAGAAACCCTTGCTGGAAGGGAAGAAGAAATCAACGGCCTTGAACTCCTTATTCTCCTGGCTCGGAATCAGGAAAGGTGCCCAGTACAAAGCATCCTTATAAAGCAATCCGATGGTCTTGCCATACTTGCGCTGAATCTCTTGATCCGCATGGCTGGCTTGGAAATCGCTCAGATAGTTTATATCATCCAAGGTCATTCTCACCATAGGGTTAGCCTTACCTATCATTCGCTGAACCATAGGTCCAGGGAACTCTAGTTCTCCCTTATGATTGAAAAGGTATTCCGGAACCTCACGGAACTGCTTACCATGTCTCACATACATTTCTGTACCATCTTCATATCTGCCTAAGAAGATCTTGCTCTGCTGGCCAAGGCTATTGCCTCTCATCAGATAGTCATACCATTTCATGCCCTCGTCACCATAAGCCAGTTCATACATGCTTTTATAGCTTGGGTTGGTCTTCCTGATCTCCTCAGCCTTTTTGCGCTCCTTCTCCTCGTCCAGGGCACGGAAGGCAGCATTGATGCCATTGGCAATACCCTCATAAAATACCATGAATCCGATACCATAACAGAGCAAAGCAGAAATCTGTCTGCTTCTTCTGCCTTCATCCTCCGGTGTAAGTTCCTTATGTTTGAGCCTCTTGTAATACTGTTTGAAGTTCTCAAAGGTAGCCTCATTCCATATAGATCCATAACCGGTTAATGCCAGGAAGTGACGTGTAGTAGAAGCATTCCAGTCTGGCGAAAGAAGAACTCGTCCGGCATAACGCAAAGTTCGATGGCTGGCTCCCAACACATCCCAGTGCTGACCGCCAAACATATCGTTCACAAACTGTCCGTCCTCGTCCAAAGCCCGGCTCAGTTCCTCCTCAGTCCAACCCTTCTTCTTGGCACGCTCTTTGGTCTTGTCTGCCCTCATACGATAGGTAGCAAGTTTCAGTCCGTCATGGAGAAAATCCCACAAAGCTACATCCATACCCTTATTGATGAGAGAAAGCATCTGCGTTGCCACCTTCAATGGCATAGAAGCCTTAGCCACCGTTCCGGAAATTTTATTTCCGTCCTTCAACTTCTTCTGCACCTTTATCATCGCATCGCGCATGTTGTCAAACATGTTCTGTACATCCGCTGCAGCATAGTCGTTGGTCGCTCCGAACTTCACCAGATGGGAAGCAGCCTCTTGAAAATCCTCTGGATTGGCAAAGCAAGGCAGCTCATGGTTCTTGGCTGTATCTGCAAAGATATACTTCATAAAGTTGGCCATGGCCTTCTTAGGACCAAACTCCACCATGTTTTGTACCATATAAACCTCCGTCAAGGCTCCAGCATGGAAACCACTAAAGCCCAATTCCAGTTTCTTGGCACTAGAAGCAAGCGTATCAAACGTTTTCCAGAATGGGGATGACTGATAGGTATCAAACACAACTCCAAATCTGTCACCGGCACTAGCCTCACTATAGATCACCTTTTCGTTGTCAGTGATAGGATTCTTCACCTTCACTTGCTTTGGAGATACATTATAAACCCATACAGGGCCTACGCCCGGAATCTCAAAGTACTTATATTGCTCCAAATTGAATGGAGCAGAAGAAGAAAGTAGTGGATCAGTAGAAATCACCTCTCCTTTTTCATTCCGCTCTATCACGTTCAGTCCGGTCAACTCCTGTAACATGGTCTTGTTCGCCCATGCCTCAATATTACTTCTGCTGTAATATGCCATCATCTTCGTAATGTCAGTAGTTTTTGGCACAAGTCCGGCATAAACACCTTCCATCAAAGTGCTGATGGTTCGCTTCTTCTCATTAGGGCTCTTCGTGCGCTGTCTGTTCTCCACAAAGGTAGCATACGCCTCAGGATCAGATTTCTCTTTATCCCAAATATGATTTACGTAGTCAACATTATAACCAGTGCCAGCTTTCAAAGTATGATTATCCATCAACCAGTCGTAGGTATAGTTATACCAGTCACGGATGGAATCAATGGCAGCCTGCATTTCAGGAGATAGTTCCTTATAATTAATACGTCCAGGCACTACCCTCTCTTTTACGAGTTTCAAAACATGTTTACTGAGGATGTCCGTTCCATCACATGGTACAAAACCTTCCTCGCCCTGGTGATTGGCATTAATTGCCTGAGCCATTTTGCTTGCCACCTCGCTCACAGCCTTAGGATCATCGTATACCTCTATCTCCTTGCCTTTTTTAATCTCTGTATGCTTTTTTGCTGTCTCGGTAATCAAGTCTGTCACGTATGGCTGGATAGCCTCAACATCAGCTGGCTGAATATGGATATGTCCCTTATCAAAAACACCAGTGGCATTTAAGTTCTGAGCCATGTCACGCAAACGTCTAGGAGCCTCTATTATATAAGGTATAGTCTCGGCAAGTTTTTCTGCCCTGTTTTTCTTTCCCTTGTAATCAGAAAGCAACTTGTCAAAAACACCGCTATCAGCCATCTTCTCGATTCTGTTCTTCACATCATTGATATAGATGGCATCGTCTGCACTAGCCTCCTCCATATTCTTTCTACGATGGATAACGGCATGCTTAACGGTCTTTGCTGCACCTTCCTTGCTCACGTCAGTACTGGTCACCTCTGCCAAATCTTGCATCACCTGTTGCTCCAGTGCATCAGCCTTCGGATTGGTCTCTGCAGGGTAAATCTTACCTTCATACAAGTCCAGATCGGCTTGCTGCTGCTCCAGCAGGTCATGTTTGGCCAGCCAGTCCTCATACTTGCGTTTCACCTTCTCCTGCTTCTTCTTTTCGAAGGCAAACATATCTGGCAAAGGGTCTTCCTGGTCCTTCATGGCTGCCTGCCATTTCTCATATTCATGAATACGATTCATGTAGGCATCATCCTCTTCATTTTCCATTCGGATAGGCATACCAGTAGGTTCCTCGCCAACAAGGTGGTGGCGTTCACGCCAGTCTTTATTGAGCTGTGCCCATTCCTTTTTGCCTGCTTCATCCTTATCAATGTCGTAGAACATTGGAGGTTCTGGATTCTCTTTGTCCTCGCGTGCATTCTGCCATTTACGCCACTCCTGTACACGTTTCATGTACTGAATAGTGCTTTCGCCCTTCTTCTGTCTCGGCTTGCCCTTACCAGCACCATCAGATAGCGCATCCTTGATTTCAGCATTGCTAGCCTGCTTCATCATGGCTTCCTGCTTCTCCTTAGGCATATTGTCCCAAACATGCAGAGCCTTGCCAGCCTTCATCAGGTAGTATCTCAAATCCTTGTCATTGAGAAGTCCCGGCACACGAACACCCAGTTTCTTAAGCACCTTGATAAGATAATGCTTAATCTTGGTCCAAAGAGAAAAGTCCTCAGCAGTCTTAGGACCCTCCTCGGCAAGATGAGCGATATACTCCTGCGTTCCCACATTCATGCGGTCAGAGTTCTTCCAGTCCGGATCATATTTATTGGCAAAGTCAATAATCTTGCCTCGAACATCCTTACCTACGGAACGATAAACGAAGTTGGCGAACTTTCTCACGCCATCTTCGCCATCAAGAAGTACTTCCATACCCTCATGGCCTATCTTCTCATGCAGCACCGTTCTCTCTGCTTCGTTGGCATCAGCACAATTAGGCAGATAAACATGTACCGTGTGCGTAGTAGGGTCATACCATCCTGTAGCACCATTTTTCACATCACTCAGATAAGCATCTGGAACCTCATCCACAGAAGTGTAAACTGTAGCCTCAGCACCACCCAGTTTGTTGGCAGTGTTCACTACCCGGTCGCTCACTTGTTTCTGCTTGTCTGCATCCCAGTTGTTCTTGAAGATAGAGCTGCCAAGTCGTGCCAATACATTTCTGCCCGACAAGTCATCCTTATTCAGCAGAGGAGCAATCACGCCCTGAGTCAACTGCACCGGAATACCATTGCCAATTATGGTATGTGCCAAAGATTCCGTTTTAGGCAATTTATAGTCATCGCCCAGTCCGGTAATCCTAGCCAAGACCCTGCCATCAGCACGCAATACCTTTCCACCCGGCATGATGATCACATCACCACTCTTGGTTCTCAGCGTAGGCAGAATCTCATCCCCATAGGCATGAGGAATCTTGCCATCGGCATAAGCACTGCCCATTACGTAAAGAGGCTTCTCCACCTTCTGCCAGTCAATTCCGTCAGCCTTCAATCTGGCATCCATCCATGGAGCCACACCGCTTTCCTTCACCGTCAGAGTAGGAAGAATATCCTCCACAGCCTCTAGCCATCCACCCTTACGTGGTTGCTTCTTTGGCTTTTCAGGCAGTTCTCCATCCTTCACGGCTCTGACAATTAGTCGCTCCCTGCTGGTATAGCCTCCAAAATCTGCGGCATTATACACGTCTACATCCCATTTGTAGCCGTTTTTATCCAGCGCCTGGGTGATAATCTTCATCGCCTCAGAGTCCTTGTAACCCTTCACGTTCTCGATAGTCACCACTCGCGGTTTCACGGCATCAATGAAGTCGGCAGTGCTCTTGGCAGTCTCCTTGTCGAGTTCCACCTCTCCACTATTACTTTTGGCCTGCGAATAGTTCTTGCATACAGGCGAAGCATGGAAATACTCCACCTCGCCATCAATATGTTTCACCAGTTCCTTCGGATCCACGTCTCTCACGTCAGCCGTAACAATATGCTGCCCGAAGTTGTTGCGATATACACCGCTTATCTTCCGGTCATATTCCACAGCCACTACAGGGTCGATGATACCCTTCAAACCTTCCTCTACCAGTCCACCACCACTAAAGTAAGTGCCAGCCTTCATCAGCGAATCAGGATGCTTCTGCAACTTCTGCTCCACGATAGGAGATTTCACCTCAGTCACTCGATGAAATCGGACATCGCTCTTGCGAGAATTGAAACGCTTAGAAGGAGGAATAACGTCACCTTTATCATCATAGGTAACAAGGTCGTTCAACTTTCTGCTGTTCTTGGCATTCTTGTATTTATACTCCTTGCCATCATCAAAGCCAAACTCGTTTGCGTCATTACCATCCCACCACAGTTGAGTAGCCGGAACTTCATCCTCGATGATACGATATTTACCCTCCAGTCGATTATTTCCATGAATATCGGCATATTTCTTAGAAGGAGTAACCCAGTCACCATTACGTAACTTACCTTCCTTCACAGAAGTAGGAACGGCACGATAAACCTTTACCTTAACATCCTTCTCACCATTCTTAATAGCTTCAATAGCCCTATTGATAGCTTTCACAGATTCCAATCCATGAGGAGTGTTCTGCGAATAACGCTCCGGGTGAGAGAAGTAATCATCAGGCTGAGGAGTATAACCCAAAGCCATATCCTCCAGGTTCACATCTGATCCACTGGATTTCCAATCGTCACGTCTCGCCTTGTCACTTTCATATCCAGGGTTTCCCGGTGCTTTCCATGCGCCTACACCCTGATATGAGCTTTCCGTATCATCATAGCCCTTGCGTCTTGCAGCCTCATCAAGCATCTCCCTGGCAGTAGCATCATCACCCTTAGCAAGAGCATCCATATACTGCTTGTCAAGTTGAACATCAGGAATCAGAGAAAGTTCCTCCAAGTGTTTTTTTCGCTTAGCTTCCTCTTCCTCAGCTCTTTTTCTAGCGGCTTCCATGGCGTTACGCTCAGCCTCTACCTGCTTTATGCGCTCCTCGATCATGGCATCAAGGTCGCCAAAATTCTCCTTCAAGGCATTATTTACAGGCACGGTGTACTTAACCATATCCTTAAATGAGAAAATGTTACCTTCATTTACCTGCATCAAGTGACGCTTAATATTAGCCCTGGCACGTGCAGCCTCAGCAGTAGAACCCTTCTTTATAGCATTGGCATACATCGCCACATCAGCCTCATCAACCCCAAATTGCTGAGAAACAGCCTTTATTTTATCCTCCACAGATAAATTTTCACCATTTCCCTTGGCGGTTTCAGAATTATTATCTACCTTTGCATCCATAAAAGCATTTCCATCATTGTTATGTGCTCCTTCGGGAGTGTTTGTGGAGTTTTCAACTACCCTAGACGTCTCTGATGGATTTGCTTTTTTATTTGAATAGAAATCATTAAAAAATTCCTTGTTATTCTTTGGTTCTGTTACTACAGTGTATTTTACTTGTGAAGTTGGATCTACATAAACATAGGCAACTCTGCCATTATCGCTTACTTTGCGTTCACCTTCTTTTAATACTGTAGGAATCAGCAACAAATCATCAACATTTAAAGAATTAGCTTTTACACCATAATGACGGAATACGCTATGCTTTGTTCCTGCATGATTATCATTTCCTTGGCGCATGATGATTTTATTGCTTCCATCTTCACGCTCCACGGTTAATGATACATTATCCTTTTTCCCAGAATAAACATCAGCAACTGCCTGTTGGGCTTCATCAAGTTCTCTACCTTCTAGTTGTGTAGAAATGTCCTTCATACGTTTCTTAGTAGTAGAACCCATAAACTTGATGTCATCAGCATTCTCTGCCTCATGAAGTTTAGTTCGTGGATCCACCCCATTCGCCAGGTCTCTCAACACAAGATTACGAATATCCTCCAAGGTCATTTTCTTTATGTCCTCAGGCTTCCACTTCGTAAATGTATCAAGAGTCCAATACCAGAACTTCTTCAGCCACTCCTTCAACTTATTGATAACACTCAGCTCCTTTGCTGTATCAAGCGGATTCTCCTTGATAGCATCCTTAGCCATCTGTTCCAGGATGGCAGCTCCGTCCTCACCGGTCAAACGAGCAAAAGCCTCATCGCAAATCTGCTCATCTGTCAGATGATTATAGTTAGGATCCTGCTTCAAATCGGCAAATAGCTGGGTCTGCATGATGAGTTTATCACCATGCTCTATAAGTTCCGGATTCATGTTTTTGGCAGCAGTACGCCAAAGATGTTGATACTCATGAATAGGAGTGTTGGGATTCAGATGCTCCTGATTCAGCACAATCTCCTTGCCATCAGTGTAGCCATAAACCACACCCTTACCCTTCAAATACTGCACTCCAGGCTCAGCAACAGCCTTCAACTGATTATCTAACTCAACATACTTATGGAACAAGTCATCAAGTGTATCTTGATACTTTTCAAAGGATTTATCCCTGTAGTCAGTCCAAACATCATCTGGAATATCGTTCTCAGAAGATAAGCCATGCTGATCCATATAGTCCTGCATTAACTGATTTTGATACTCTGCGCGCTCTTTCTTCTTGGCATTATAGGAATCCTCGGTTTCTTTAATCTGCTTCTCTAACTCGATTCTCTTATTGAGCAGAGATTCTGCCTTATAAGGGTCAAACTCACTAGGAACATCACCCTTTACGTCCTTAATCTGATCCTCAAATGGCTTATTGAGATTAAAGGCCTTGTAGTTTCCTATCTTCCAGGCATTGGTATAGTACTTGCGCCACTTCTCTGCTAAGTCCTTCTTCTCAAAGTACTGAGGAGGTTCGTTCGGATTATCCATATTTACGATGGCATACTGCTTAAATTTGTCCGGTCTGTTCCCTGCAGCCCAGTCATAAGCAGCCTTGGCCGCCTCCTTCTGCTCAGGAGTCTTGATATAGAAGCGAAGACGAGGATCATTCAAAAGCATTTCTACTGCCAGGTTATCCTGCGCCTCAGCCACCTTCTCCATATCCTCATTGCTAACAACCTTCACAGGGATGCCAGCCTTCTTAAGCATAGTAGAAACTGCATCATAAGCCACCTTCTGTGCCTCCGTCATTTCCGATGGCTTCACCTCCTTTATATCGCGATTAAAAGAGGCAAGTGGCACAAGTTTATGAACCCCGACAGCAGTTAAATAGCCTTGTGCGTTAAAGCGAGGGTTCAACTCGTATGCACAAGCATTTTCTTTGTCTACCCAAGAAACACCCTGGCGATACTTCTTTGTACCAAACCATTTCTTTTCGCTTGGATAGAGTTTATCCCCATTGATGTTAGAAGAAAGCATAGTATATCCATACTCAGGCTTATCTTCTCTATCTTGGTGGAAATCAAGCAAACGCTCTGCAAACTTCTGCATCTTAGGTTTATCTTCCTCAGAAGGATGCACATCGTTCTCGTATGTATATTCCATATCAGAAATAAAGTCCTGATGAGCACCTTTCTTAATCATTGCATACTCCGCAAAAGGCTTAGTCTTGCGGTCAGAAGACTCCAGCCACTTGTCAAAGGTAGCCTTAGTCACAGAAGTAACCTTACCAAGTCCCTTCCAGCCCTTGGAGTAGTTGGCAAGATAAGCCTCTGTAGCAGCCTCCTCAGAAGGATAGCCATACATCACCTTATGCTCGTCAAACTCACCAGTCTCTGGGTTCACCTGGTCAACAACATAAACGTTACCATCAAAAGTATCAAGGTCTGCAGCGTCATTGATGAACATATCAATATGGTCACCATCAACGCCAATTTTACCAAGGATATAGCCGTAAGTATCGTGCATGGTCACGCTCCAAGGCTTGCCCTGCTCGTCCTTACCGCTGCGAGTCACGCCCTTTGGTGTTTCTACGGTATAATCGTAGCCAACAAAGGACAAATGACCCTTTTTGTAGTTTCCTGCCTTCTTCTGAGCCTCTGTTATTTCGGTCTCAGTTTCGGCAATGGCACTCTTTAAACGTTCTCCGAAGGATGTTTCTTGCGGTAGATGTGAGCCTCGAACAGCTGAGCCTTTGCCAGGTTCCATGCTGCCAGTCTCTTGTCGCCCTTTGCGTCCGCTATCAGAGCCTTCTCCAATCTCGGACTCAGAAGATGCTTCTCCGTTACCAACTTCTTCGCCTTGGCTATTTCTTTCATCAACTCCTCTCCGTGAAGAGTCGCTACCCAGGCTACTGCCTCCTCCATATCCTTCTTCATTGCTTCTGTCATCATAATCAGCTAATTCTGGTAAAATTGATTTAACATATTGTTTGTACTCTCGTTCACGATCCTCAATCTCCATCATACGGTCAAATTCAAGTCCATTGATGTGATCAAGTTCGCTTTCAGACGGCAAAGATAACTCTTTTTCGTGAATATACGATTTATATTGCTCAATTTCTGCCTGTCTTTCGATAATTTCTCGCTCTTTCTGTGCTTCGTAATACTCTTCCTCGCTTGAAAGTTCATCTTCTGCAGCAGCTATGCGGTTCATTAGAGCCACATTTCTCATTTCCTTCACGCTGTCATAAGACTTGAACATATCAAGAAGGGCATTACGAACATCTTGATCGGTATATCCCATATCCTGCAAGTTTACAGGAAGGTCATTATATACTCTCACAGCAAATTCGTTAACCGACATACCGGTTCCTTTCTTTGCAATAAGATAATTGAACTTATTAGAATCATACCCCTTGCCAATACCAAACTTAAAATTGCTCTTGCCCAACTCATATTGAAGAGATTCTGGATTCAAGCTATGAGGAAGCAAAGACTCTGATACAGCCTCTTCGAGAGTCTGAGGAGTTAAGTCCATCACATCAACGGAAGCATCCTTATATATATCATGGATAGCATTCATATCGTTCTTCTTCAGCGCATCAGCCACCAATGCCTTACGTTGCTCTGAAGGTGTCATGCCCAGTTTCTCCATTTCCTGCTTGCTAACTTCCGTTTTGTAGAGTCTGCTGAGTTTATTAGCCTGAGCCTTCAAACCCTTGGCAGCAACAGACAAATTAGTCTGCAGGGCCTCCAGTTGAGCCTTTGAAGTATTCAATTCCATAAGTTGGCTAGGGTCCAGCTCTGTTTCGCCATTGATATACTGATCCAGCATATCATTCACACCATTTATCTTGCGCTCCACATCCTCCTGGGTATGATAGATGTCCTTGCGTTGAGAGGTAATATAGTCGGTAGCCTTATCCATAGTTGGATATTGCTTCTTCAATTCTTTATCATCAAGTACGAGTACATGGAAATCATCAGATGGCACGATGGCAGATTCATCAACACCAGCCTTCTCTACCTCAGCCTTGCGCTCCTCCTTCATAGCTTTCACCTCATCAGGAGTCATCACACTGTTGCGGATAGTATTCCAGTTCTTGAAACGAGCATCAAGATCTGCAAGCTGCTCATTAACCAGACTCAACTCATCCTCCACCTTCTTAGCTTTTTCCGGGTCAAGATCGGCATTGGTATCAAGCCAGTTCTGATATTCAATAGCAGCCCTTCTCTTGTTGGCAAGTTGCGTTTTGATGTCATCACGGCTGCCATTAACCAGATTCAAAAGTTTGCCATGGTCTTCCCCAAACTGCTCCTGAAGATACTCAGCAGCCACTTTTGGATCTGTATCCTTAGAAGAATAGTCCGGCTGGCCCTCGCTCAGTCCCACGATGCCATTAGCATAACGCTGCTTCTTATCAGCCTCAGCCTGTGAAGCTGCTTCCTGTTCACGTTCATCATCCTCGGCATCCAAATGCTCATTGATTGTGTTGTCGAGCGCATTCTTGCGCCATGCTGCAAACTCTTCTTTAGATAGGGAAAGATAATCTTTGCCATCAGTAAGTACAATCTTTCCGTCCTTGCTATATCCGGCAAAGGTCATGTTGATATTAGCATCGCCCTCCTCCATGGCAACTGTTACCTGATCATTCGGCTTCAAGCCACTACCATCAAACTGGCTGATAAACTGCTGCGCTCTTGCATCCTTCTGCTGAGCCACCGTATTTTCGATGTATTCATCAAGAGAAACAGGAGTGCCTACCTCTTTAATCTCGGCATTAGATACCTGCTTAATTGTAGGCTGTCCCTGCTCATCTGGAACGACAACAAAGGCTCCACCATATTCGTTAGCCTTCTTCAGGAACACCTGTTTTCCGCTATCCAAAGTAGCAGGAACTATGTTTCCGTCTTCCGTCTGGTATGACCAGAGCTGCTGCTTCAACGCCTCACCATAGCCATCATCAGCATGCTGCAGAGCATCAATAGCACCATTCTTGGCATCCATTGCCTCTACATACTTACTGATAGCCTCCTTCTGTGCTGGAGTCAAACTACTTGCACGCTGAGCCACAAACTGCTCCATATCTCTACCCTCATTATAGGCATTGGCTACAATATCAGGCATCTTCTCGTTATCAGCAAACGCTCGCTTCAAACGTCCTGTTGCCAAATCGCTATTATAGTCAATAGCCTGCAAAGCCTCAGAATCCCCATTCTTATAGGCATTCTGTCCCATAACAAAAGCATCAGAGCTTGCAACCTTAGGCTCATTTCCTGCACCCTCAGCAGCAGAGTTTGCAGGGTTTGCAGCAACTTCTGCATCACTCGGAGTTGGTACGGAGTTGGTACGGTCTTGATATGGAGCAGGTTCCTCTGAAACAGGAGGCTCCTGACCACCAGCAGAACCCTCTACAGAAGCAGGTCCCTCAACAGGAGTAGCTGATTTTGCGCCATCAACATCGCCCTGCTCTATACGTTTTTTATCATCCTCTATCTGCTTCATTTCACGTTTCAGTTCGATAGAGTTGTAAAGCTCCTTAAGATAAGACTCCACCAGTGGCGCATACTTCTTATCTTTCGATTCCAAAGCCTTACGGAGAGTACCACGAGCCACGCCATGGGAATCCTCAAAGGTATTCACAAATTCTCTCATCACGGAACTGTTCTCCAAGGCAGAATTATAGAAGTGGCGATAAGTATCAACCTGCTTCTGCTCCTCCTCAGAAAGAATAATACCCTTCTGCTGCTTATCCATGATGTCCTTAATGGTACCAGCATTCTGATGAAGATAAACCGCTGCCTTATCCTCATCCGTCAATTTCTCACCCATATTGTATTTCTGGGCTGCCTTGTTGTATAAGCCATCAAGATGCTCCTGCGTAAACTCATTGTGGAACTCACCTTCCAGTACAGAAGCCAAACCAAGAGTCTTCTCATACTCCAGTTTCTTATCTGCCTTCTGAGCCTCATCAAGAGAAGAATACTCCTTTCTGTCAACAACACCGCCATCCTTGTTCAAAGTTTCGAGATAAACCTTGCCATTATCCATCGGCTGCACGATGATGGAATCTACAACAGGCGAGAAAGAAGAAGGTCGCTTGCCTTCCACAACAGCCATCATCTTAGCCTTCAACACCTCCGGCACGCTCTTGTCGTTCATCAGGTCCATATACTTCTGGGTTAACTGCCCATCAAGTCGCTGAGCATTCTCACCAACCACAGCATACTCCCCGATGCCCATCTTCTCAAAAGCATCACGAAGACCATCATAGCCGAATCTCTTCAACTCGGCAATATCCTGATCAGAGAAGTCAAACTTCTTGTTAAACTCCCTTGCGTCCTTGAATCGAGCATACTTGCCCACCATGCCCGGCAAGCCGATTGCAGTAAGGTTAGCCATGCTCTCCAAGAAACTCTCGGCAGCATCCTTACCGGTAGGCTTGAAGTTCGGATCCTGCGCCATACGCTCCAGCATCTGATGACCGGTCATAATACCGGAATCCGCAACCTTACCACCAATATCAGCCAGAATATTGGTAGCTAAGCCTCTGCCCTTGCCTATCATATTAGCAATAGTATTACCCTGCATGATAACACCTAAGGCACTCTGTTTACCTCCCTCTAATAAAGTATCAAGTGCTATTTTCCACCCAGAAGGATTGTAAATCTTGCCATTCTCATCAAACTGACCAGTGCGGTATTTTTCATCAATAGGCTTTGAAATAGCAGACTGACCACCAAAGGTAACAGCACCATGCACGGCTCCACTCTTCAAAGCCTCGGTCTTGCTCTTGCCGATAAGCAGTTTAGCGGCACGTGCAGCCATCCTGCTCTCCATACCCTTAGCCATCAGGTCACCTGCCAGTCTGCCCTCAGCCTTAGCCAACATGCTCTTAGTCAACTTGCCACCTGCGGCTCCCGGCAGCCAATAACTCCAGGCATCACCTGCAAAGGTAAGCGCACCACTAGCCACGTTCTCCCAGAAGCCCGGCTGATACTGCTGATTAGCCATATCCTCCAGCCAGTTCTGATAGTCCGTCTGAACAGCCTTGCGAGTAATCTTACCCACAATAGTGTTACCCAAACCAGTCTTCATGATGTACTCAGCACTACCCTTAGGCATCATACCCTTAATCTCCAGCTGGTCGAGTTCATTCTTAAGAACAGAATTGATCATCGGCTTGAACTGCTTAGGATCACTACTCAGAGTGCCATTCATGCCATATCGCTGCATCACCTTAAATGCCGCATTGCTCATATCATTCAGGAACTCCGGATTCCGGTAGAGCCTGCCAAACTTCTTCTGCAAACTAGAAAGCACCTTGGCAGGATCCTTGGCCTCGTTTGCCTCATACTGAGCACCAAGTGCTGTACCCAGACGAAGATTAGCCGGAATAAACTGGCTTCCTTCCATTCCCTCCGCAAATGCCTTGCTTCCTGCCTCCTGAGCCTTGTTGTACTCATCCACTACAGATGGATTCACATACTTACTAATAACACTAGAAAGAGCATCATTGATGTCCTGATTCATCAGTCTGTCCTGTACATGCTCATCGTGAGAATAGAGGCGTGTTGCGATGCCCTCGGCTATATTGCGGTAGTTTGGACCATATTTGTTCACCAGACTCTGTACCATAGCTGGCTTCAGGAACAGAGCCACATAGTCATCATAGCTGATACCCATGCTGACTGCCTCCTGCTTCAACTTATCCTGCACACCGTGGCTATACCATTGCGCTTCAATACTCTTCTCTGCATCCTGCACAGTATCATCAGGCAAAGAAGAAACTACCTGATTGGTAACGTCCATAGCCGAACGGTTGGCATATCTGCCCAAAGCAGACTTCACTATGCTCACTGCCTCCTCATTGCTATTGGCAGTGCCATCAGCCAACAAGTCGGCAACCATATTCTCAAAGTAATCGCCCTGCTTATCCGGTCTCTGCTTCCAGTTCTCCAGATAGTTGGCAAGTTTGGCATCCATCAACCCCTCATTATTCACCACACCAGTTGGAGTCGTAACAGGAGCCGCCTCTTTAGATTCAGGAGAAGCCGCATTAGCTGATGAAGAAGAAGCTTCTTCCTTCACTGGCATTTCCTCACCTTTTACAACTGGCTGAGGAATCTCTGGTGATGGCTGATATGTTCCGTTGCTCGTCTGAACACCAGTAGGAATCATATCCAAAACTTTTGCTATAAGACCAGGATCCTTGTCTGTTGTTTCCTGCTTCTTTGCTGGTTGAGCCACCTGCGGCTTAGTTTCAGTAGAAGCCTTCTGCTCTATACTCTGAGTCGTAGCAGAAGCATCTACCTGCTTACCACCACCAGAAGTAGATGGAGCTGGCTCCAGCACCATCTTGTCAAAGTCTGCCTGTGTTCCCACATCATACCCCATGTTCTTGGCCTCATTGTAGTACCAGTTACGATCTTCCTCGTTGTTCAAGTCCTTTTTGAAGTCATCATAGCTACCTACTTCATAGCCATTGTTCTTGAACTCATTATAAAAATATTGTCTGTCTTGCTCGTCAAACATACCTTATCTTATTTTTTTGATTAATAATCAGTTACTTTCTTCTCCTTGATGGTGGAACCTTACTGCCGCCTCTACGTGAAGGAGGTACTTTACTGCCACCCCTACCTCTACGAGAAGGAGGAGTCCGGTCTAACTTCATCTTAGCCTTAGCCCATCTAGAAGCCTGCTGACGATTTTTCTCATTCGCCCAAGTGCCACCTCTGCCATCATTACCACCGATAGCCATACCATTGTTTTTAGCCCATTCATTCACATGTTTCTTGAAAACAGGGTCGTTCACATACCTGGTGTTGAAATCATCAGCCTCCTTCTGGTTGGCATTCCTCTGATTCTGTCCCTCTGTTTGCGAATTGATATGCCTAACTTGCGCTCCCTTAACGTTAACGCTAGCATTATGATCAGCAGCTCCGGCATTGGCATTATTAGTTTGAGCATCAAGTAATTTTCCCTTCTTGCCTCTTAAAGCATCCTCTGTCTCCTTCTTCGATGTACTAAGTGCAGCCTGTGCAGCAGCAGCATTGCCTCTCTCCTTCTCCGTCTGAACCTTTACAGGAGTGAGAGCATCCGTCTGATTCTTCTGTGAACCACGATAAGCAGCCAGTGCCTCATTTGCCTTTGCAGCAGCCTCTGCCTGCATCTGTGCCTGTTTGTCTTGACGGTCCTTATAGATATTCAGCATCATCTGGTTATATCCCTTGGCACGAAGAGCCTCAGTAGCCTCTCTTATCTTGCGTTGGCGATCAGTAAGTTCCTGTGCAGATTCTATTTTTTGCGATGGAGCACCTTGAACTGTACCAAAGAAGTTACCCAAGTGCATAAAAAGATTTCCCCATTGTTCCCATTTGGCTTGATTCTCTGCCTTCTTTTGCAAAGCTGCATTTGCAGCCACAGTTTTATCGGCATCACCAAGTGAAGAAAGCCAAGGCATGAAGGCAGACCAGTTTCCATCACCATTCTTCTGGTAATCCCTCATAATGTCATAAGGCTTCATCTGCCTCAATAGAGGGTTCTGCTCTATCTCGCTATAAGGTCTACTCCAGTCAATCTTGATACCCTGGTTAGGCTCCACCTTGGTAACTTCCTCGGTTGGCTGCAGGGCAAAAGATTCCTTGCCACCATTCTTAGTAATACCAGTCGTATCTATGGCTGTACCCTTTCCCGGTTCTGTATCAATTGTCTGAACTGATACTGCAACCTCCGGCTTCACCGCATTATCATCAGGGAAATTAGTAATAGGAGTAACGGCAGTAGCCGGGCGTTTAGGAGTTAAATCATCTAATGTAAATCCCATAATTACCTCCTTCCTTAAATTGGCAATTTACTTGCAGCTCCAGCCAAGCCACCAGCTGCATCCGTGATACCCTGAGCTGTAGAAAGAGCCTTCTCCTTCTTGGCTGTGGCGATATAGTTAGTCATCTGGTCTATCTGCGAATCAGCAGTATTCCACACATTTTCTTTGTTCTGAGCACCTTGCACAGCAGCCTCTTGCATCATCTTACCCACCTGCTCCTGGGCAGCCTGCTTACTCAGCGCAACCGCTTCATCAGATCCACCACTAACAATATTGGTGTTCTTTGCGGTTGCTGTAGCATTATCCAATACCTTCTGGGCATTGGTCACGGCTACCTGATTCTCCGCTGACTGAGTAGGATCCTGATAATACAAGTTGTCACGATGATCCTTCACCTGTTGCATACGGTCTTGAAACATTTTGATATAATCATTATATCCCTTGTTTCTTGCTTTAGCTGCTAGAGCACCACCTACAGCAGAGGTCACTCCACCAGCAATACTTCCAATAATTCCCATAAAATTCGAATTTTAATGTTTAAACTGTTCAAAAGTAATGCGTTTTTCTTACCTATCTGTGATAAGTTCCGCAACTTGAACACCAAGTTTCGTAATTTTTTCCTATATTTGCACCCGAAAACTATCAGTAAACATTAAAAATCAATAGAATATGGCAGTAAAACAAGACAATAATAATGAGCCGAAGCCAAAGAGGAAGAAGACTGGCGGACGTAAGGCTGGCACACCTAATAAGGTTACTAAAAGTGTGCGTGAAAGCCTTCGTGATGCCCTGACTGGCTACATCAATGGTATCAATGAGAAGAACTATTCACTTTTCACAGATCTCATGCAGATTCAAGAGCCTGCCGGACGTCTGGCGATGGTGGCTAAGTTCCTTCCATACGTGGCTCCAAAACTCCAGTCTGTATCGTTCAATAATGATGAATCCAGAAACTTATCTGTGGAGGAATCTTTCATGCAGTTGGAAGAAAAATTTGAGAAACAAGAAACCACTATCAACATCAAAAATCTCAAAATTGTTAATAATGGCTAATTATAAAAAATGGGTAGCCCTCTCTAAATTTTCTTCAACTTTAGAGAAGACTACCCTTGACTTGGTTATTGAGCAAAAACGCTCTATTTTAACTTATATTGGGTCAATTTTAATCTGTATTAACACAAAATAGCTATTTTATGTCCCTGACTCGTTCAAAGTACTTCGTCTGGTCCTTGGTGATATTCTTCACCTTAATCTGTATCGTACAGTTAGTAGGCACAGTATCATTTATGCTGGCCATGAGCTGTTCTATTATCTCATCTGTGTTCTTGTAGCCCTTGCCATCCACATGAGCCACAACCTCACCCATGAAGTAAGCATCAGCAGACAACTCAAATGTTTCCTCTACCTTATCAAATACAGGCAGATGATGCTCCTCCAGGCGTTTACTTTTGTCATTAGTGAAAAATATCTTCTCCACTACCTTCTCATTTAATTCCCATGCTCTGGAGAAATCAGGTTTCACATAGCCCATTGTAATCTTGTGGGTACTTATATGGTTCATAGCAAAGCCTATCTCTTCATAATTGGCACCTATATCATTCTGTGCGATAGTGGCCCAAGTATGACGAAAAGTATAAGGGCTATAGTACCCCTCTTCCATATTCAAGTGTTCCTTGCATATCTTACGCAAGAAGAAGTCCAGGTTCGTGTCCATAGAGTGAGAACTGGCATACTTATTATGAAATGTAAAAAGATAGGGATCATCTTTAGGAGCTAGATATTTTTCTATCGTTGGCAACAGCATATCAGGAACCTTCATTTCTATGTATGCTTTGTCAGCTCTCTTAGTCCTAGTTTTCTTACGCTCATAATGTAAGATGCCATCATAATAATCAGTCTTCTGCATTTTATATAAGTCTGCTACATTGATTCCGGCTAGGCACAATATCATTTTGCAGACATCTAGTGTAAATTGCAGATTTCCATTCTCAGTAAAAATGCCAAACAACTGCCGACATTCTTCCATGGTAATAGCTTTCTTCTTAGCTATATCCTTCTTAGCTATAATGACTCTTTCCCAAGGGTTGTTTTTTATCAGTATCTGGTCAGAATCATAGTCATTATATCGTTTCAAAGCCTCCTTGAATATCTTCTTAATAAATATCGGATAGGTGCTCTTACATGAGCGATAGCCAGAAAGACTATCTAACCATGAGTTTATAAAAGGAACAGTTAGCTGGGAAAAAAGAATCTTTTGACTTCCTGCAAATTTTTCCAAACTTTGCAATGAGTTAGCATAAGTCCTTATTGAACCTTCTTGCAGCTCATCGTATAATGAATTAATATAACTCCGAGCAAAGTCCGAAAAACTCAGTTCCTGATCTGATTTCAAAAGATAGTCTCTTACCTGTATTACTGTCCAATCTTTACTATCAACCTTGTTTAGCTTTTCTACCCATTTGTTGATGGTAGCCATACATGACTCCAGCACGAAAGAATCTTTCACCTCTTTCGTGCCCTTCACTACGCCCTTATCGTTTACCACTTTGTCGGTCTTTACATGAGTTTTCTTCCGATTTTGAGTAATACGGATGAAAACTGAATAAAACCCATCAGAACGTTTGTCAAATACTACTACTTTAAATGTTGCCATACTTCACTTTTTTACTAGAACCATACTAGAACATTCCATTATATTTGGCACGTTTAATGTGCCAAATAAACAGAAATTTATGTTCGTATAACCGCATAAACAAAGCTATTTTACGTAAATAATTGAATATCAGAGGCATGCAAATATACCTAGGATAATTTCATTTTCATTTTCATAATTACTTTATTTATACGTATTAATTAAATTCTACTAGAACAATACTAACATTGTTTGCTACTAAATTATACTATACTATATCTTAAACTTGAACAAGTTTGCTGGTCACTAATCCAAAGGATCATTATTCTTTTGATAAATCAAAGATATAAATGTTTCCATTAACAGGAACCTTCACTATCAAGTTCTGAGCCTTTGGATTCTTCGCCACAACCATACCATAACGCATTTGACCGGCATTGATAGTTACACGCTTGAAGTATCTACTATTAATACTTGCCTCTGCTTGTGCCCTAGCCTCATCATTAGCGTTGGTTACAACCTGTGCTTTAGTTTCGATGGTTGTAGTCTTACCATCAGCACCTTTAACATTAGTGCTTACAGACTGCTCCTCTACATTATTTGGACCCCATAACAGAATCCTTGTCTTTTCTTTCTTTACCCATTCATCACAAGTGTACACTTCGCAAGACTCAGTCTTATTCTTGTTAATAGCCTCAACTTGTATTTTTGAAGGATCAAAGTTAAATCTATTCTGACTCTGGTTAATAATCGAAACATAAAACTCCTGATGTTTGGTTATCTTCCGATCATCTTTTTTAGAGACAACAACTATTACACCATCATCACCATCAACCTGTATACCTTTATTTCCTGATTCATAACCAACAGTATACTTCTCAAATGTTTTCTGTGCCATTGCCGGAACACTCAAAAGAAACATTGAAAGAGCAAATAAAATCTTCTTCATATCTTAATCCATTTGAAATTTAACTATATCATTTACCGCACCAGCCACATAAAGTTTTTCCTTGATCAATGGCATTAGCCTCATCTGTAGCAGTTATCTTGCCTGTAGTTCTCTTAAGAGCTGGGCAATTTCTGTCCTTGTGGTATCGCTTAGAACCTGGACTGTCTGATACATATACGTTGCCTCCTGCTGTTACCTCAGTTTGGAAGCCATCAGCCTCAGCATTACTAGAAGAGGAAGACAACTTACCTATTGCAAAGCCAAGCATCAAGAAACCTATGCAGAAGGTCACTAGACCAAAGCAAAAGAACTTCTTTGATAGCCTCAACTTTCTGTCTATATCATATTTGCAATCTTCCATGTTCATCATAATTATCATCCCAAACTTTATGTCTAACTCTTCCAAAAAGCCATATATTCTCTATAAAACTTTTATACAGATAAAAAATAAATAGACTACATAGAACTGCTCCAATTATCTCTGCTACGCCATATTGAAGAGCCATCACCCATATGGATTTAATTATTCCGATTCCATTTGCTATAATCAAAATTGAGCATAAAATCTTAGCTAATCTAGAATCTTTTGCCAGCTTCAATAAAGGCACAGACAAGAAAGCTACAATTACAGCCAGGATGCACGCCACAAAAGTTCCACTTAGAAGGAGAAAAAGGACATCACCTATCCAACCATTAAGTATAACCAACTTGCAAATCCATTTCATAATAAAAGTAACTACTACACAAAATAGAGTTGCATATATCAATGCTCCAAATAATCGACAAACTTTAATCAATATATTCATAACAAGTTATTTTATGTGACTAATTATTTTCATTTTAATTATCCTACATGTACCTGACTTTTTGCAGAAAGACCCTGAATCTCCCTCAGCACCTTATTCTCTGCTCTTAAAGCAATCAACTCTTCATACATAGCTTGATCACCCTTTGCTGCAGCCTCAGCTGTAGCAGATGCGCCATTTATCAATTCAGCAGGTTTGACTCTCAATACCTCTGCCATTTTTTCAACAAGTCCTAAAGACAAATCACTTCCGGTCAAAACTGCATCAAGTTCATTTCTTGACAAGCCTATAGAAGAAGCAAAACTTATATTAGATAAACCTTTATCCAAAATAATTGTCTTTAATCTATTCACATTCAATAAAGAAGTATTGCCCTCACATGTTTTGCCGACATACAAAGAAAAGAAATCGTAGTCTAGAGCTTGACAGACCTCTACAAGTTTACTTGAGTCAATAGACTCTCTTTCGAGGAATTTCTTAACGTTTTGACTAGCTAAGCCTATCCTTCGACCAAATTCAGACTTTGAAATACCCAATTCATTAATACGCTGCTCTATCGCAAGTCCGATATTAATCTTAAAATATTGCACTTTCATATCCAAATAGTGTTAAGGCAATATAAATACATTGTATATTTCTTAAAATACAATACATTCTTATTGCGGTTCAATTTATTTTTATTACTTTTGCACCGTAAAGTTAGTAAATAAATAAATAAGTACCAAATAAATTTGAAGAAAAATGAAGAATGAAGATAAAAAAGTTCCCGATGCGCCTAAAAGGTTATGGGTTCGAACAAATTCTTTGATACATGACACAGGCTTAACGGCTGTAGGAAATGTTTCATACGGAGAATATTGGATCGGACACAAACATAAGGCTCCAGATGTAAAACCTTATTGTTATGAGGAAGAAGAGGAATATACCAGCCTCAGCCGATCTTGGCATAAAGCAAAGGAAGTTCCAGAAGATTTGCACACCTATATCATTGGAGTTTCCAAAGACTTCACTCATCCGGTTCTTATTGACTTAGAAAAGAAATGCCTGCATAAGTTTTATGATGCTGTCAACATAAGCGATAAGATGAAGTGGAACGGAATCATCCGGAAAGATTTTCGCTTCGCTTACTGGGCTTACATTAGGGACTTAGTTCCTACTATTGAGGAAGGAGGCACAAAATGAAAAAGAATAAAGCTCTATTCCTCGATATTATGCTCAATAACAGATTTGTATGCACACTGAAATACATGTATTGTCCATTGTTCGTGATTAGATACGAGGAGTTAATAAAGTTTGTTCTCGATAAGAGACCGTCTTTGAAAGGCAAACCATTCAGAATAATGTTTTGAAGCAACAAACGAAACAAAGCGTATGAAAAAGATAATGTTCAATGACCGATATGGTCTAACCGAAGCAGTTCTAGATGGTCGCAAGACTCAGACAAGAAGAATCGCTTATAAAGAGCCTTTCAAGTATTACTGCAATTGCGGTTTCTATACGGAAGGAAAAGACAAAGGCAAACTTGCCATCAATGATGGAAATGAGATTGTAGCAAAGTCCACTTATAAAATAGGTGAAGTCGTAGCAGTCGCACAAAGATACAGCGATATTCCGTATATCAAAGAACTACACCCAAGGATAAATACTTCCGAAGGATGGGGAAACAAGATGTTTGTGAAGTCTGATTTGATGCCTCATCAAATTAAGATTACCAACATTTGGTGTGAAAGACTACAGTACATCAGCACCGATGACTGCATGAAGGAAGGAATCTTCTGTAGCCACATCGATGGTATTGACGATGCTTATTCATACGATGCCACAAATGATAGCTTTGCGAAGAAATGGTGGTACAGAACTCCTATCGAAGCATACAAGATGCTTAGCTGCAAGCTCCACCTCCACTGGGACAGCAATCCTCTCGTTTTCGTTTACGATTTCAAACTAGTAAAATAATAATTAAAATCAAGCAATATGTCAGAAGAAAAAGTACCACTCAGACCTCAGATCAGAGAACTGGAGCTGGGTAAATCAATTTCATTCCCTATCAGAAGAATGAGAACGATCAAGACAACCTGCTCGGAATTAGGTGTAATTTACTGTCGTAAGTTCAGAACCAAAATCAACCGGGAGAAAGAGATCATCACAGTTACAAGAACTAAATAAAAACAATAGTCATGAACGAAGTAGTACAAATCCAGTTTGCAGATAAGATGCTATCCTTTGATACATTCCTGTCAGCCATACGTAACGTTGTGAAAGAAGAAGTCTGCAAGGCTGTGGGTAAACGTCCGTTCCTCACACAAGCCAAGGCATACGACATCTACGGAAGAAAAAACGTAGAGCGATGGAAACGTGAAGGAAAGGTGAAGGATTTCGCAAGAGGCAGTAATGGCAAGATTACTCGCCACGAATACAAAGTATCAGAGCTGGAAGCCTGTGCCTGCCAAGTTCAAGACTATCTGTGTCCCAAATAAGATTTTACTTTTAGGATAGATATAAGGCTGATATTGATTAGTACAAATTATGCGAAACTATGGTAGGTAACAGTTGCTTTGCCCATTGGGGGCGATGTTCATATAACGTTTAAATTACTTAGTTCTGGGTGTTTATCAAAAAAGACTGCGAAGAAGGACTAAGCAGCCGGGCACGGGGTTCGAATCCCTTTACCTACCGCAAATATAAACAATATAAAAAGATAAAGTTATGAAAACAATTAAGATCTTCTTCTGCATTGCCATCTGGCTAGTCCTTGGATGGCTTTGCCTCAGTAAACTCTCTCAGGGCATTCATGATGAGAACCTCATTTCACAGATGCCTCAGAGCACCTATGATGAGATAGTAGATACTCTTACTACTAGAAATGGCTTCCAGCCTACCGAGCATCAGATAGTAACTTACTATTATGAGCGATTCCAGAAGTAAGAGCACCCATGCAGCTCGCAAGTGCCTCCTGTGCAAAGATGGACGTAACTGCATCAATGGCAAGTTTTGCCTTAAGCACAAAAGATACGTGGAGCATCAGGAGAAACTGCCATGTGAATGAAAAGTAGATTAACTAATAAACAGTTAGCAATATGAATAAACAAAAATTAGATAGAGCAAACGCTTTAAACAGTTTCATCGAATATTACCAAACGACTATCAGTAGATATTGTAAAGGTAAAGATAATATTGATGGTAGCAGATTGGGGAATGCCCTTTTGAACATAACACAGTATGCACCACATGAAGCTGATAGTATAAAAAGAGCTATAGCAAAGGCTTTCGATAGCATTCAGAAAGAGTTTGATGAACTTTAAACCAACCATCCTGCAAAGGATAAATAGATAGTAATTATGATTAAGGAAGTTCCAAACCCTACATTGGAATGTGTTGGGTGTGTATTTTATGGTAAGTTTCAATGTATTGAAAAAGAATGTCGTTCCCTATACAATCCTATTAAGTACATTGATGTAACAGAGTAACTAACCTCCTTCTCCCTGTTGACAGGGAGAGGATAAAAAGAAGAGAATATGAAAGAATTTAAATTATTTGCAACGTTAATTCAAGTTGCGTTTATAGTTATGAAGTTATGTGGTGCTATCCACTGGTCATGGCTACTGGTTTTTTCACCAATTTTGCTATATCTTTTTAGATTTGTTTTAGCGTTTTTTTGCGTAAAACACGAAATCAAACAGAGTCAAGAGAACTTTCTTGACAGAATGGACACTCTAAAAAGATTGCGGCAAGAGTATCAAGATGTAGTAAATAAAAAACAAAAAGAGTTGGAGGACAAACGCAAAGAGTTGGAGGACAATATGGAACAGAACAACAAACAGACAATGCCAAACTTCGAACTTGGCAACCTTTACGTCTTCAACGAAGAAGACGAGGATGGCGAGTTGACCATTATAGGCGAACTCATCGCCAAGAACGAGAGTCAAGACACATTGACATTCGGCAATCAGTATGAGATTGAGACCGAGAACTTCGTTACCGATCAGGCATTTGACCTTCGCATAAGTACAAACAAGGAACTGCGAGAAGCGACAGATGAAGAAGTCCTCTTGTTTCAAAATGCTTTCACTCTCTGGAAGAAGAGCAAGGAGCATCCATCATTCAAGACCTTCGATAAGGTTCTTGTGCGTAACCAAGATGAACATAAATGGAGACCAGCAATTTTTGTACAAACACGTATAGGTGATTCCCCATACAGGTACAACGCTTTGCTATTGTCTACCGGGCAGGTAGGTGACTTTGTCCAATGCATTAAATACGAAGGTAATGAGAAAATGGCATTCACCGCTGACCCATTTTAGGTAAACAGAAATGTGGTTTTATATAATTTCAATCATTATGGAATCAGAAAAAGCAAAGTCAGACCGCATAGCCAGGCAGCGAGAATACTATCTTAAGCATCGTGATAAAATGCTCGCCTATTCTCGCAAATACATCAAGGATCATCCCGAAAAGAAGAAGCTATATCGGGAAAATGCAGCCAAGAAACGAGCCAACGGCACTGGATATTATCAGAGATACTATCAGCGCAACAAAGAAAAATTGCTGGAAAAGTCTAAGAGTTGGAGAAAGAATCACCCCGAAAAGGTGAAGGAGTACCAGCGCAGATACTATCAGAAGAAAAGAGCAGCAGCAAAGAAAGAAAAGAAGATAATGCTGAATCCAGATATAGATAAGGCAAAATCCCTCTTCCGTGATCCTTCTAAGACTGTTCACCTACAGTGGCTCCTGGAACACAACAGAAACAAAAGTAAGCAATATGAATCACGCTAGTTTATTCAGCGGAATCGGTGGTGCTGAGGTCGCGGCATCCATGATGGGATGGCAGAACCTCTTCCATTGCGAGATACAAGAGTTTCCTCGCAAGGTGCTCCAATACTGGTTCCCAAATTCAGAAAGTTATGAAGACATTACCAAAACAGACTTCCATCAGTGGCAGGGAAAAGTCGATGTTCTCACCGGAGGATTCCCATGCCAGCCTTTTAGCGTTGCCGGCAGAAGAAAGGGAGAAGACGATAACCGCTATCTCTGGCCACAGATGCTACGAGCGATTCGGGAGATTAAGCCCACTTGGATCGTTGGTGAAAACGTTGCTGGAATCCGAACCATGGTGGAGCCCGGCCAAGAGACTAAAGTGGGACGCACAGGCGATCTTTTCGAAGAGAATTACATATACAGAGAGGAAAGCAGGTCCACACTCGAAAAAATCTGCCAGGAACTTGAAGCAGCAGGATATTCCGTCCAACCGCTTAATATTCCAGCTTGCAGTGTCGGAGCACCACACAAAAGAGAACGCATCTGGATTGTTGCCCACCGTGCAGACACAGGGGCTGAAACGCTGCAATATGAAAGGAAAAACAGAGTTCATGCCTCTAGATCTCCTTCCTACGCCTACAGCAACCGACAAAGGAAGTGGAAGAATAAACAGAAGTCCCTCTCCCGGTGCTGTAGAACGACCAACCTTGGCTCTTGCCGCAATACAAGGACTCTTGCCGACTCCTTGCGCCACAGAAGCAACAAAGTTCACAAAGACCTTCAACCCAAATTCTCAGATGGGAAAAAGTCTTACGGCATTGGCAATCAGTGGAATGATACCTTCTCCATCTTCCCAAAAGAAGACTTCTGGAAAGACTTTCCAACTCAATCCCCTGTATGTAGAAGAAATGATGGGATTCCCTTTGATGTGGACCGCCTTACCATTTCTTTCCCTAAATGGCGAGCAGAATCAATAAAGGCCTACGGCAATGCATGGGTCCCTCAGGTGGCCTACAAGATATTCCGGGCTATTGAGGCAGAAGAAAAGAAATAAGATAGTAAATTCTATATTCCAAATAAAAGAAACAGCAAATGAAAACAGATGGCTACATTCTTACTCCAGAGCTGCTGCAGTGGCGTTACTTTCATCGTCCGGTGGTGGTACAGGTGCTCATCTACGTGCTCCTGTCTGCCACCCACAATGAGGCTTCCGCTGCTACGCTCTCCTTACGTCTGTTGGCTGATCGGCTCCATACCTCGGTCAAGTCTATCCGCTGTGCCATCGATGTTCTCATACAGGAGCGAATCATCACAAAATGCAGCTCCCCTAAAGCCTCAACCATCGTGTATGTTAACAGTTCGCATCCCCTCTCCCACTGCATACTACTATACCAAAACCCACTAGGGGCACAGAATGGGGCACTCTTTAGGGCACAGATAGGGGCACAATCAGGGGCACAGATTTTAACTTCGCAAGTTACTGATACACAAGATTGTGCAGCGTATCTTCAAGACAACAAGGGCACAGATAGGGGCACGATTAAGGGCAAAGATGGGGCACGCTCTAGGGCACACCCTAAACAAGGGGCACACCAAAAGGCACAGTCTAGGGCACAGATTAACAATCCCGAAACCCCTTTAAATAAAGGCGATTCCGAAGATTCAGCCGAAGTTGAGGGCACAGATAGAGGCACAATCAGGGGCACAGATGTAAGAGGAAAGAAACAAATAAAAGAAAACATTTCCCCCGAACCCCCTATAAAAGAAAACAAACAAAGAAAGGAGAAAGCCCACACCCACACACAAAAAAAAGAAAAAGAAAAAAAGTCGCTGGATCCGGAAGTTCAGTTCTCGGAAGTGCTAAGACTCTTCAATCGCCTCTTTCTGGGCACGCAGGTCAAGCCAATCTCAAAGATGACTCCCGACCGCAAGAAGATGGTGGCAAAGTTTATCTCAGACTATTCCTTCGAGGATATAGAACCGATGCTTCGCAAGGCTCTCAACTCCGATCTTCTCTCTGGGCGCAAGGATGGTGGATGCTATATCTCCTTCAACTGGCTCTTCAATCCCAAAAACTACGAGGCTCTGATGGAAGGAACCTTCGACAATCCTACAGTTGTAGCCTCAGCCGGGAAGAAACCTCAGCATTCAAGTTCTCCACCACCTTCTCCTCCACAGCCTCAACGCGAGGAGACCAACGAGGAAATAGAAGCTCGCCTCAGAATGAAAGAAGAGCGCAAAAAGGCTGAGGAGAAAGAACAGACCGAAGCCCTCAAGCAGAAGTATCTAGGCTGGATAGAAGCCGCCAAGAAGAACCCGAATGGTTCCATGGCAAAGATGGTAAAAGATGCCTACAAGAATGGCACTCTAGCCAAACTGGGCATCGTCTGGAATCCATCGGTGGCAGAAGAAGAACAGTCACTGGTCGACTTGGATGATCAGACTCAGAATTATATCCAGTCTATCCTCAGGGACTAAGATACAAGTAACAAACAATTTAATTCATACGATTATGGACAGACAAGAATTAATCGACCGCCTAAACGGCAATCATTCTGAATACACCAAGAAATCTGCCAAACAGAAGAAGGTGCAACATGAAGGGCAGCTACAGATAGCTTGTGTACGCTGGTTCCGCCTTCAGTACCCGGCTTATGCCTCTCTCCTCTTCCATCCCAAGAATGAGGCTGATGGTGCTACCAGTGGCAAGAAGATAGCCATCAACGCTGCAGCAGGAGTTGTGCCGGGCGTTCCAGATCTCATCCTGGCTCTCCCATCATACAAGAATGGCAAAAATGGATATTTAAACAGGGGTACAGAAGTATTCCATGGCTTGGGCATCGAACTGAAGTATGGCAAGACAAACAATCAGACAGCTCATCAGAAACGTTTCCAGGACTACTGGCAGTGTGCTGGCTATAAATACGCTCTCTGTCGATCTCTGGAAGACTTTATCAAAGTAGTCAATGATTACATGCTGTCAGTTGATTTAGGCATCCTTAAGGAAATAAGTTCTTATCATCAGAGCATCGATGATACAGAGCACAACAAGCAAGTATTAAACAAAATCATTAAAAACAAGAAGTAATATGGAAATCGGATTCATCATCATCATGCTGTGCCTTGTAGTTATGGCCAGCACATTCATCTATCTAGTTTACACTCACCGCAATCGCTCTTGTAAGAGCTGCAAGTTTTTCCGGCCTACAGCAAACAGTAAGTACAGCGGAACATGCAACGGCTTCGGCCATCATCGCTTCCACTGGGAATGCTGTGGGGAATGGAAACGTAAAACTACCAAGGAGGATGAACTATGATAGGATATAAAAATGTAGACGAACAGAAACTACTCGGACTGTTCTGTAGCAAAGGAAGCCTCTCTGCAATGCCTCTTCTCAAAGACAACAAGGTTTTTGCTACTGATTGCCACAAGGCTATCTACATCAATGCAGAAGTTTGCCAAGGCGAGTATGAGAAAACAGAAAAGTTCGATATGAAATTTCCTCCAGTAGCAGAGCAAGAACTGAATATTCCTCTTTTAAGCCTACAGAAAGCATACGATTCTCTGCCGAAACTAGAAGATGAGGAATATGATATGGAAGATTGCGACGAATGTAATGGTACAGGTTCTGTGGAATGGGAGTATCTAGACAAGAAAGGAAATACCCATTATAAAGAATTTGACTGTCCTTCCTGCGATGGTTTTGGTTTTTTCAAGCGAAATATCAGAAAGTGTTATAAGCCAGAATGGGATGCTGTCATAAAACTGGATGGTTTCTTTATTAACAATAATCATATAAAATCAATAATTGATGCTCTATTTCTTCTTGGAAAAGATCACATTACACTTCTCTCAAAAGCTAAAGAAGATAGCGTGGTTTGGGCTTACTTCCGTATTGACGAGAACATCACTATCGTAATCTCTCCGTGTCTTAATTTCGATGAGGAATATGTTGATGCAACGGTTGAACTTTAAAATCATACATCTATGGGCAATTACATCAAACAAAACCTGATGCAGCCAACACCATCGGTTGCTGATCAGGAGGAAATGAGGATGTGCAAGTTCTGTGTACATAGCCACATCAGCGACCTCGGCTACAACCATTGCTGGAAGTCAGATAGTGCTAATTATAACCGAGATTCCCCTACAGGCGTCTGCTGGGCTTTCCGGGACAATCGAATATGGAAACCCTATTATTTCTCTAGACTCATGTCTAGCTATAGAGGGAATATCTGTTGGGTAAGACCGATTTACAGCTCTTCTACAAAGAGAAAGAACCGTATTATTCAATACGAAATCATCGACCCAGTAGCCTCAACAATAGATAAAGTTTTCCCCAAGGAGTTCGCTAGGGATTACATTCCAGCCTCTCCTGGCTCCAAGCCTCCACATACTATGAAGGAGTATGAGAAATGGGACACCTATTGTTTCGGTGGCTGCGATCCTCAGCTTTCTGAAAAACAGGAGGCAAGAAATTATCATGAAGCCAACTGGCAGCAAATCCTTGCTCAGGAAGCAATAGACAAACAATTAAGGGAATAAAAGCCACCGTTCCCAGCGATTCTATCGCTGGTCCCATAAAAAAAGTAAAATATCAAAGCAAGAATATGGAAAAGACTATTTATATACCAGGTGATCTGGTTATGACAAACGGCATTCCTATCGGAACCAAAAAGGGCATCGTTTACCGAGTCACAGAAAGTAATTCTGATAAATATAGAGCATTGGAAGATGGAAATGCATTCACAGAACTGAAAGGTTCCGTCACTCTTTCCAACTTAAAAGGAAAAACCATTAAAGATGATGGATTCCTATTTTGTGATAGTGGTGCATGGGTGAAGGATATTGTTCCTATCCCTCTCACTCCTTCCATCCTAGAAAAGAACGGATGGAAGAATGATGGTTATGATTGTTATAAGTTGCCAACAAAAAGAGCTTATCTGTATATAGTAAAAGATACAAAAGTGAATGATGAGTTCTTAGTGTGTGTTAGTTTAGAAATGCACAACTTGGCAAGTGTTAGCTTCGTTCACGAACTTCAACACCTTCTTTACGGATTGAAAATCAACTCAGAAATGGAGATATAAGCGTATGACAAAGGAAGAATATGAAGAAATGCGTAATACCATCGACTCCGTACGCGGATACTTCCACTCCATCGAAGAGCTAACCAAGGTCAGAGATCTTGTACAAGAAGTTGATGCATCAAACGACATGACTATACTAGGAAGCCCTGTAAAGTTTGAAATATTCATCCAGGGAATGTGCAGTGATACAAACGGAGACATCACCAAGTATCTCGATGCAGAAGCAATCGGCTACATCAGAAGTGCCATCTTCCAAGATTAAATAGACGTATCGCATTCTTCGAAAATCAGATAGAAAACATTAATTACACCAAACGTAAAACAAAGAAAAAGTAATGAAGATAAAATTAATCAAACCAACAAAGTGCGCTCAGGATGTTCACGAAACAACCAAATATCCACGCCCATGGTTTAAGCCGAAGCCAGAGCTTCCAGCAGGTACGATTTTGGAGGTGAGTGATGTATGGTTGAATTTCTCTGGTCAATATTATCGCTGTCAATTGCCAGAAGAAACGAAAGATAAAGGCTATTCCCTTCCGTGGTACGACATCCCAATAGAGAATGCTGAAATATATAAAAGTTAAATTTAAATCATAACAATTATGGCTGTAGTAAATGTAGATTATTCAGAGTTCGAAACCTTGAAGAATCGAGTAAAGGAATTAGAAGAGACCGTAAAAGAGAAGGATAAGACCATCGCTTCCCTCAAAGACGGTTCCAGAGTTATCATCCGCAAGGAAGTGCAAATAGAGTATGAGAGATCCACGTTTGACATAATTTGTGGTAGTCAAACAGATCATCTTTATTCACGAGACGATAAGCCAATACGCACAGTTGAGACCTCTGAGTCTTACCTTGGCTTTGAAGATGTGCGCTTGCAGGTTGAAGATAAAATGAAGGACGAGATAAACCGTAGCATCAAGCAGCGAGACGATTCACGCGAAAGTTACGAATCCTCTGTTCAGGAATATAAAGAAAAAGAGAAAAAGTTGGAAGACAAGGAAAAGTCTCTCAATGATAAGTATGCCAAAAAGGAAGCAGCTCTCATTTCTGAATATAAGGAGAAGGAAGAAGAACTTGAAGCAGCCTATCTAGACAAAGGCAAGGCGTATAAGCGACAATTAGAAGCGGATTATAAAAGTTATAAGAATCAAGCAGGTCGTTTGCCATTGATCAACAAGAATGCAAAAGAAGCTCTGTCTCTCCTCAATGCCAATCGCTTCTTCAAACCAAAGGGTGTTGAAAGTATTCTAGCACAGATAATTCAAAAGTGTGAACAATAAAAAATACAATTATGGAAACAACAAAATTGAAAAAGTACATCGGTACAAAAGAGGTTATGGCTGCACCTATGGATGAAGCAACCGCAGTGACTAAAGGTTTTGCTCGTAAAAACGAGGATAATCATGAGTGGAGATCTGGCTATCACGTCCAGTACACTAACCCAGATGGCAGTACCTACGATTCATGGTCCCCTAAGGATGTGTTCGAAAAGTCATACCAGGTAGCAGAAGACTTTAAGGACCGTCTCATTATTGAGCTCAAGGAGTTGAAAGAACGTTTAAATAAACTCGAAGCTTTCTTGAATGAGAATGATTACGACAAGGTTGCTGAAAAATGCGGACCTGTTCAGACAGCATTAATGCTTTCTCAATATCATGCAATGAGACATTACTACGATATTTTAAAAACTCGTATTGAATTATTGGAGGAATTTCCAGACAAGAAATAAGTGAGAACAATAAAAAAAATATAATTATGGAAGTAACAATAACATTAATTATCTGCCTCAGCGTGGTCTTCATTATCACGCTAGGCATCATTTCTTGCACGTTAAGAGACAAGAACTTCAAAGTTCGCTTTGATGACAGAAACAAGCGTTTAAGTCGAATTATTCAAGAGCAGCGTGATGAACTTATCAAATACAGAGAGGCTATCAAGAAAAATGATGCCAATCTAGAAAGATCTCTAGAGGTGTTAGCTTCTGCTTCCGATACTGTCAACAAAAAAATATCTCGTTTGAAAGATACGGAAGAAGCTCTATCAATGCTCAAGGTGGAACTTGCAGATTTCAATTTGGGACAAGATAAGTCTTCAAAGAAAATGGATGAAGCTATTCGTTCATTCTCCTCATGCGTAAAGAGAATTAATGATGATAATGTGAGATTATTTCAGCAATTTGATGAACGTCTTGTCAGTCGTCCTTCCTACCTCTCCCCAGAAGAGAAGAAGCATTTTAAGGAATACATGCAATCATGTGCTAGAGGCTATACATTTATTAGCAATATGCCAAACAAAATGGACTTAGATTTTGTTAGTGTTGAAGATGTAGATAAAGCACTTGAATTTGTAGGTAGAGACCAATGGGATTCATTATACATTAAATGCCCATCAGAAGAAGAATATGCCAATGGACAGAATACAGAACGAAATCAGTAAACTTCGTCATGAGCAGCATTTGCACGAAAGACTGCAAGAAGCTCGACTTCGACAGATAAAGCGTGAGCACGATGGTCTTCACAAGTGGATAACCATCAAACCAAATCTCAGTCTTCTCTGCCGAATAGACGAACATGGCAAACTCCTCCCTAAAGAACAGGAGCGCATCAATAAGATAAAGAAAACATTAGGCATCAAATATGAGTGAACAGGCAGCCCTCGCATTTCGTAAGCTAGTAGCTTCCATGCGAACTTTAGAAAAGCAGTATTGGGCACGCAGAGATAAAGGCGTCCTACGCCAATCCATTGAACTGGAAAAGCGAGTTGACGAAACCATCATGAAGGTTGAACCAAAAAACGTACCGCAAACTGACAATGGGAACTTCTTTATCCTGGTAGCTGAACTTCGGGTGGCAACTAAGCAGTATTTCTCTGAGAAGAAGAAGCCTGAGCCTGACAAAGAACTGGTGAAGACTCTCTTTAATACCATCAAGGAGAAGGAAGCAAAGATTGATAAGCAACTCATCCATTTTCAGGAAGAAGACTTTCGCAAACAAGGCTACACCATTCAGTACCATGTCATGGAACGTCCATACAAATGCCCTCCTCATAGCCTCTTCCAGTCAACTGATGAAGAACTGGCGAATGTGATGTTTAATGATTACTTACGAAATCCCTCACCCGGTACAATGATCTTTAAAATGAAAAAGTATATCGGCAAGGATGGAAAACCTCTCTCAGACGAAGAAATCAATAAAATATTGTATAACAAATAAAAAACAAAGAATTATGAAAAAATCAGAAAAGAAAGAAGAGTCTGCACAAAATGTTGCAGTCAAAGTAAACAAAGCAACAGAAAAAATCATCGGAACAGGTAATTTTCAATCTCTCCGTTCTCGCTCCTCAACCTGGTTTGAGTGCAAAGTGAGATACGAAAAAACACGTGAAGATGGCTCCGAAAAAATGACAACGGAACTCTACACAGTAGATGCACTCTCTTTCACCGAGGCAGAAGCCAAGATCATAGAAGAAATGAGTGTCTATGTATCTGGCGAACTGAAGGTAGCTAATATCAACAGAGCTGCCTATGGGGAAATCTTCTTCTCTGACATCTGCGATGATGATCTCTGGTTCAAGGCTCGTCTTGCCTTCATCACCATTGATGAGAAGAGTGAAAAGGAGAAACGTTCCTACGTTACCTATCTCGTACAGGCAAAGAGTCTTGAACGTGCTCGCCGCTATATTGACGAGGTGATGGGTAAAACCATGATAGATTACGAGGTCAAGAGTCTGTCCGAGACTAAGATCATGGATGTTTTCGAGCATAAATCAACTTCTGACGAGAAAAAGGATGAGAAGTCCGAAAAATAAGTAGTAATCTTGCGCATTTCGGTCTACTATGGCCGAAGTTGCGCAAGTTATCACTTTTTATCCTCATTTTTCTCGTACCTTTACCCACATTATTAATATATAACATCAATCAAATATGAAAAAGTTGAAACGTTTTATCATTTACCTACGCCTCTGGTTTATCCGCCAGATGGGGTACAATCTCCCATCCCTCCGTGAGGCAACCTTTATCGTTCCCGGTCAACTCTATGACCACTTTGGCCGTGTTGTCAGGGCAGTACCAAGTAAGATGCCTGCAACTGATAATGGAGACAGTAAAGAGCAGGAAGAAGTGCCTGAACATTGCTTCCAGTGTGAACTGTACAACAAGCATATCCCTTGCTCCTTCAATCATCGTATGGCCAACGGCAACGACATCTGCGAGAATCATCATTTTGAAATCATCTGCCTCAACACTGGCAACATTTAAAGACTACTCATTATGGAAAAGCAAAAACCAAGATACAGACTCGATAAGAAAACCGGTCATCTTCTAGAAGTCCCTACTAAGAAGCAGGTTCGTGAAAACGTTAAGAAGATTCGTGAGCAAAAGGGAAAAGATCAGTTACCTCAATCTCCGGTCACGATACATGAGACTCAGGCAGAGAAAAACTTCAAAAAGGTTCAGAAGGTCATCGACCGCATGCACGCCAAGGCGAAACTGCCCGATTTTCTTTCCATGGCTCGCCATAAGTTCCTCTCCACCGTCTGTGTCATCAATAAGCCGGGCAAACAGCGTAGCCTACTTCCTGATAAGAAAGGCCGCTTCGTTATGCTCTGCCATGGCAAGATGGCTAAGGTCTTCACTGCCGATGTTTGCCTTCTCGTCAAGATTCAGAAGTCCATCATCAAGAAACATGAAATGGCACCAGGTGGAGAAGTGACCACAGAGCATTGGCAGGATGGTAGCTGGAGTATCGTTCCATGCCGGGCAGACAAGAGTAATTACACCACCATTCAGGAGGTCCGACTTCGTCCATGGTTCTTTTTCCACCGCTACTGGTATGAAATTTCCTTCGATGGCAGAGTAGAGCCAGCAATGATGTTGAATGATTACGGCCTCAACCCTACTCTTAGCAAGAAGCATTTCTATGTTACCAGAGAATACGTCAAAGTACGAAACCAGGATGCCGAAAACGATTATTTCCGTTTCTGGCTCCACAAACCTACAGATCATGAAGCTAACAAATGATGTCATTATTCTCAATCGTCCTCGCGTTCAAAAGCGAGGACTTGCCCTTAATATCTCTGGGCGTATCACTCTAAGGTCTAGTCCTTGCAAACTGCTGGATCTCCATCCGGGTGATAAGATTTGTTTCTGTTTCTATACGCCAAGTAAGCAGATGTATGTAATCAAGTCTACACCGGATATAGAAGCTAAAGAAGTAGTATGCATCAAACTGTCTGGCCGTAAGGGGCAACTCCATGCCAGTAATGTTTCTACCGTCAGTTTCTTGCTTAGCTATATACCGAATATCCCGACTGGTACTAAGCAGATAGAACTGGTTACGGCAAATGAAACTATAAATCTCGATGTAGATGGCGTCAGTTGTCCAGCTTTGGCTATCGTCAACAGGGCCGACAGCGAGCATTGCCGATAGTAAAATATTAAACATTAAGAAATATGCAACAATCAATTAGATACAAAGGCCTCAGCCTCACTCCTGATGAAATGGCAGTAGAAAACGGTGCGCTATCCCTCTGCGGCAATCTAGAGCTGCATGATGGCGCATTGCGCCCTTCTATTGTCACAGGAACACCCCTCTCTCAGCCACTCACCATTAATGGTGTAGTGGCTAAGATTCTTTATGTGCATGAAACTGGCAATTACCGTCACCTCATAGCCATAGCCTCATCAGCCATCTACTGGTTCCTTCAGGATGGATCTCTAGGTTCAACAACCCCTATCAAGTCTTTCGACTACGAAGCATCGGTTCTTTCCGTTAATTCCATAGGCAATACGCTTATCATTGTAGCTACAGATGGGATTCACTATGCTTTATGGGTGGATGGTGGCTATAAAAATCTGCCACAAAAGCCTCCATTCGTAGAAATCACCTTTTCTATTTCCGATGATTATCCGGAGAATTACATAAATGGAGGTGTGGACGCTGAGGGAAGTATAAATGGTTTTCGTAAAGCTATCCAGCAAACAACCTACTCATGTAATGACGTTTTCAACACCGTAAAATTAACGCAAGAAGATTATGACACAAAAGAAAATGAATGTCTTAATATTAAAGAAAATAAGCAATCTGATATTACACAGAGCATCTATGCACTTATCAATCGAACGAACAATCTGATTGCTCGTAAAGGTCGTTTTTATGCTAATTTCTTTGTTAGATATTGCTATAGAATGTTTGATGGTTCCATGATTATGCACTCATCGCCTGTATTCATGCCTGTACAAGTTCCAGATAGTTACATTGTACTTTTACCAAATGCCTTGTTTTTAAAAGATGGAGTCATCAAACTGACTGATAATTTAACACTTGTACGTGAGGATGGAAAGAACAATCCATCAAATGTAAATATTTCCAAAGTTACATTCGTTTACTATCCCCGAAATGTAGATTTGAGATACGCCATACTGGACGCAAAACGTAATGAACTTGAAGAATGGAAAGATGTCATCAAATCGGTGGATGTATTTATTACTCCTCCAATTTCCAACGTTGATACATCTGAAAAAATTTCAAGCATCAGATCTAAACGAAGAAATTATAGACTTGGGAAAGGATTATTCTATTTTGGTAACGATAATAATTCACAAATATACACAGGTTTTAGTGTGTATTTCCCTTCACTTAGTCAAGATGCCTATCGTAACAAATTAAAGAATACATCTACCTTCTACAAGGTCTGCTCGCTGAAAATTTCAGATTTAACAAATTATACAACGAAGAAATTACCTGTAGACAAGAATGCAGTCTATCAGGTATCATTACAGGAGCAGATGAAGGATGACTACAAAACTCATAACTCGCTCTTCGCACAAGGTGGCTATGTCTATAACCACCGTCTCAATCTGTACGGCATGAAAGAGAAACTGTTTCAAGGATTCAGCGGCTATGTTATGTTACCAGGTCTTTACATTCTTAAATACGATGATAGTACGGATAACCAGAAATATAGGTACAAAATCCAGAAAATCGTAGTTAGCCTCAATACTACATCAGGAACGAAATATGTTGAAAGTAGTGACAAGTTCTTCTCTCGTCAAGATATTGATGGCTTCATGATCGGCAACCTTGTCAAGTTCTACCCGGATTCGAGAGCTGATAAAATGGCTATCTTCTGTAAGGATTCTTCGGATAATGATGTCATCTTCGTCTTCCCTCTTGAACAATGCGCTGAACTGAATGGAGCCATGCACATGGGAGATTTCACTGACAATTTAGAACAATACAAGGTCGATTCGTTTAATTATACAGTTGATGATGTAGTGGAACTATCCAATAAGATCTATACATCAGAGTCTGATAATGCCTTCTATTTCCCATTAAACGGAATCAATACCGTAGGTATCGGAACCATACAGGGAATAGCCTCCACCACGCGTGCGCTCTCTCAGGGACAGTTCGGTCAGTATCCATTAATGGCATTCTCTACCGATGGTATTTGGGCTATGGAAGTCTCTTCCAAAGGCACCTATAGCAGCATCCACCCGATTAGTCGTGAGGTTTGCAGCAATCCGAAGTCTATCACTCAGCTAGACCAGTCCGTGCTTTTCGCCACAAACCGCTCAATCAGTCGCATAGCAGAGTCACAGGTGGTTTCCATGTCCGATGTATTAGATGGTCCCGGCTTCAACATTTCCGGCACTCTAGGCAAATTCCTTACCTTCTTCAATGATACTGAGGATGATAGTGATACCGTCAAGACTACCAAGGCTCAGATGCGTCAACTCATAGATTTCACCTCTTCGCCAATAGAGTTCTTCCAGCGTTGTCAGGTCATCTACGACTACAAAAACTCTCGCATCTTCTGCCTGGATGTTACACAGACGAGTAAGACCTCTACGGCTGATACGGTGGCACTCTGCTATTCTATCAAGGATAATGCCTGGAGCACTTTCCTTATACAGAACGTGCTCACAGCAATCAATTCCTACCCACACCCCTACATACAATATAGGGATGGCAGCGTGATGGTTCTCAATAAGGGTTACGATTACGAAGATCCAACAGAGTATCATGGTATCATAGTTACTCGTACCTTGAAGTTTGACGAAGATAACGTACCTGATTCCATTACAGGCTATATCCATTCCCTCACGTCTGGCAGCATACCAGTCATGTGGTTATATGGTAGCAATGATAATCAGAATTGGCATTACATCGGTCGCTTGGGCGGTATGAAGTCCAGCTACATGGCTACCCACAGCTATCGTTTCTTCCGAATCGCCCTATACCTGAAGATGAAATCCATGAATCAATACTTTGCTACGCGCCTCGAAATCATCAGGCGTTTTAGCAAGTTCTAGCAGAAAAACGAGAGCCTTCGCAAATCAGGAGTAATCCCGAAGCGAAGGCTCTTTCCATAAACACACCTAAAACGAAAGAAGAAAAAAGTTTCATTAAGTAAAGCCACCGTTCCAGGCGATTCTATCGCCTGTCCCCAATAGCCTCTTAGGTAAAGCTAGGCCGTCTCAAAGTATAGTTATCCCGGCTCAGCAGGTTGCTCTTAATATTATTGAAGTCTGCTGTAGCACTATTCCCATACTGTCCAGCCTTGTCTGCATACTGATCCTGCAAAAATTGGCTCATCGTATAGTCAACGATATACCGGTGCATATTGCTCTTAAGCGCATCCGTCACAGCCACGTTCCAGTTCGGAATCTCCAGTTTCAGGGTAACAGTCTCATAGATACTTTCCTCCCGATCATTACCAGCCTTAGTTACGGTAGAAGTCACTTCCTCATCTTCCTGGCCGATGATGCTTGTGGTCACTACCTCCGTCCAAGTTCCGTTCTTGTTATCGGTATACACATACTTTCTTGTACCCTTAACAAGTCGCTCAAGATTGTTGTTATCCTCCACTCTACCTGAGGTCAGATAACGCTGAGCTGCAACCTTGATATTACCGATGGCTTCCGTTACGGCACGATTAATAATACTGCGAGTCTCTTTACTGTCAGGGCTTTCGATAGTGGCTCTGATGTCCTTCTGGGCATCATCCACCAGTCCCTGGCTCAATACATAGCATCTGGCAAGTATGTCATTGCATGCCTGCTCCATGCTAAAGTTCAGTGTAACTAATTTACTATCCATATTTCGAAATATTTAGATGATTAATAAATCTACCTCAGTTCATAAGGCGGCCTGCCTCCGCTCCAGTCTACACGATCCTGATGAAAATGCTGCGAAACGAAGTCCTGATTGCGCTCAGACCCTTTCGGCACACTCTGGCCATCCTTATCTACTTCGTCCACATTTCGAGCCTCAGCATCCAGTTCACTCTGACTTTTAGCCTCAGCATCTATACTGCGACTTTGAACAGCAAGTTCGCCATTCTCTTTTTCATCAGTATCTACAGACCGCCAGGAAGTTGCCTGCGCATTCTCCTGCTTACCTATCTCATCCCCACTTCTTGCCGAAGCCATAGGAGAAGAACCAGCCTTCTCGTCACCGTCTACCGCTCTAGATGAAGTATCACTGGCAGAAGAGACTTCTTTCGTTGTATCATCGGCTTTTCTTTCAGCCTCAGCAAAGTTAAAGTCTTTCTTTAACAAAATCTCTTTAATGGCGTCAAGGTCACTCGCTCCCATACTAGCATAGTCTGTATGAGCCATATCCGGAAAATCACTCAGCCATCCGGCAATAATGGCATGCACCAGGTAGTTCTGAATCTGATTGCTCAGCACACCACTTAACCTTGGTGGCCAAGCTGCAAGTGTCACTATAGTGATTGAGAAATCATCCGCCAGAGCCTGCAAATCAAACTTCTGTGTTGTCGAAGAAGAAAACCTTGCAAGAAAATTCTCTAGGTCGGTTATCGCCTCCCTGTAGTATATATCCAGTTTAGCCTCTTCTGCATCACTGGCCCATACGCTTTGGAAGTCCACATCTGGGTTATGCTGCGCAATGGTGGCAGTAAGTCCTTCTACCACGCCCATCACGCTTTTCTTGATGATTTTAATTGTTATTGTCTTCATACTTGATAACATTTTTTCTACGATGCCATAACCAAACAAGAATACCTGTTGTGATGGCTATGATGATACCTACTAACGCGCCAAGACTTACCTTCCCTATAGTCACAAGTCGCTGCTCATTCTTGGTCAGTTCTCGCCTCATGATATTGATAGAGTCTTGCTTCAACCGAATCAGCGAATCTTTTTGAACCATAAGAAGTTGATATTTATTTACCTTCTTAGATATGATGTTAATGGAATCCTTTAGCCTCAGCACCTCTTTTGTGTTCATGTTTGTCACAACAGAGTGCCATGACTCTGTCTTGATAGGCTTTCCATTCTGGTCTACAGTGGTTGAAGTACTATCCTTTGTATGGGTAGTTTCCTTGACAGATGTTTCGTGCTCCTGGATCCTGCTATTTGCCATCTGCTCAAAAGCAGAGATAAATCGCTCTTGCCAGGAGGCATCCAAACTTTTGTTCTTTGTTTGGTCCGTAATATAATGTTCCTGCGTCACAGTCTTCGTCTTACAACTCGTCAGAAACAACATTGAGAAATACGCTATCCAAACGAACAGGTAGATAATTAAATGTTTCGATTTCATAAGCTATGAGATATTGAGTGCTCGCTTTGACCTTTTCAAATACTCCTCGCATTCGTCCAGACCATTGTAGCTACCGTTAATTTTCCGTCTGATTGCTTTAAGATTATCCTCGTCAGCCAATTCATTGCATCCGAAAGTATCGAATATCCACATTGAGGAACGTGTCGCACCAAGAGGCTGCTCCAAGAGGTCGGGCTTCTTCACTACATCATAGCCACAATATCCGGCATACTTGCTGTAGTTGGCTCGCCCTGTTATCTGTATCAGCCCACGCCCCTTAAACCTTACACCATCACCCTTATGGGTGTTACCAAGGTCTTTTCTTCCCTCATACGCCTTTCCGCTGGCAATCTCCTTGGTATATCTCAGTTCACCGCTCTCATGGGCTATTTGAGCCAAGTAATGCGCCCATCTCAAAGGCGTGTTTATTTCAAACTCCTCGGCAAATCGGTTCAGGTATGGCAGAAACTTCTCTGCCCTCTTCCCTGCGTTAGGCATTGCCATCAGCAACTGCTCTAATCTGATTTCCTTCATTTCCATTTTCTTTATTGTTTTTATATTCTTGATACTTCTTAAACATCGGGAATTTCTCTACGAATCCTAGAGTCAGTGCATAATAGGCATAGTCCACCAGTTTGTAGAAAGGTGTCTCAGCAACCAGCATCCACCTCAGATTCTTCAGGATATTGGTAACAAACAGGTAAGTAGCTGCTATACACACCCACTTCACGCAAAACAAGGCCTCTGTGTCCGAGTGAAGAAAGTGACCGATAATAAACAATGCAGCCACCGTCACAAAGAACACAGCACAACAGACAAAGAACATTCCGAATTTCTTCCAGCTCCATTCTTCACCGTTAAACACTGCAGCCACGATACCGAACACCAGGTTCAGCCCAAATAATACCATCATGGCAATCATAAAATCCTTGATGGGAACCAGCAGACTCAGAAAAGTCCATATCGTCCCAATTAAGTAACCTCGAATATCATTCATTTTCTTTTTCATTTTTCCGTCCCCACTCCGTTATGGAAACGATGCAAATATAAGCCATCATTCCCAGTTATCTGTGATAAGTTGCGCAACTTCATACGAAAAAAGAGAACACAAGCCCATTTTCCGCCTGCATTCTCTTCTTCTGATAGTTTTCTTTTATATATCTTAGGTCATTATGGAAATAATTTAGTGATTGAAGTACCCCCAAGCCTTACAATGCCCATAAGGGTTATCATCATCCCTCAGCCAGTTCACGGCAAGGTCCACCATCTTGTCCATCATCTGCTCCTCGCTGTCCTCCGGAAACCATTTCTTCATCAGATTATAGTTGTCCGAGTAGATCATATTGAGTACCACGGCAAAATCCCATTGATTATATGGCCGTATCTCGTCCTTCACCGTCTCATAGATCTCCTGAGTCTTGGCTGCGGTATAGTAAGGAGCACGATGCTCTACATCCTTGTCATCCTCAAACACCATCTTCTTAATCTGAGCCTCAGCAAAGAAGTCGTTGAAGTGGCCGTTACCCACAACCCCATAAATCTCCTTATACAGTTTCAGGAGGTCATTTTCCTCTGCGTGCATGGCCACAAACTTGCCGATGATCTTGGTTACCTTCACCATCTGCTCCGGTGTGGCATCACTCTGATATTTTGTGATAAGTTCTACTAGATTCATATCATTCTTGTTTTTGTGATTTAACAAATTTGAAAATCTCATCCAGCTTGTTTTCCATCTTATCGAGTCGCTGGTTAGTTCTCTGCTGGTCACGAAACGAAGTGTCCAGTTCTGAGAGAAGTTGATCACAGTCCTTTACGGTCTGCTCGAAGTCCGGCATCTTATTGATGATGTCATTGGCTTGGTTCTTCAATGCGTTTACCTCGTTGATGATACTCTCCTTACTACAAGAGATTACAAGGGTGTCACTGTATGCTGTTTGCTCAGTATCAACTACCGAATAGGTTGACTGCTTTCCGTCTTCCGTCTGAACATTCACCTTCACGTTCATGGTGCCAAAATTTGGCATGCCAGGCATCTGTGGCATCATGTTGGGTTTGCTACCACTAATATCAGGGCTTGGAGTATTCATCACTTTACCCTGCTTGAATTTTCTAGTCGCCCGGTCAAACAAAAAGACCGGGAAACCTGCCTTTAAATCTTTAAATATCATAATCGTATCTTTTTAAATGGATAATGCGAGGGAAACGATGGCTAACAAACCATCCACCATTTCCCCCTATAATACTAAGCAGTAGTCAATGCTACGGTTAGACTGTCAAATATGCTCAGGCCTCTAGCCTTTCCGCATACCACATCGTTAGCCTTTTGCGTTCTGCCTACACTGGTGATGGTCACAGCCGTTGGCAGAGCTGTCTGCCCTTGGAAGGCTGCTACCCATCTTTCCGTGTAAATCAACGGCTGTGCTCTCATCATGCTTTTGTTGCCTGTTACAGGCGTAATGATGGAGATAGTTGCCACGATAGGCACAAACACCGTTGTACCGTTCAGGATAGGCTGATCATAACTGTAAGTTATACTTGCCTGTGGCTGGACGTTGCCGTTCACGCAATAAGGTCTGCAAAGCTTCTCATTGTAAGTAGCTAAGACTGAAACTTGGTTGGCTACCAATGCTGTAGTAGCCAAACCCACTGGAGAAATCTTGTTCATACCACTACGCTTCTGTTTCATTCTTTACTTTTTTACTGATAGCCACCTGATACACCTGCGCCACATCCGCAACCGCCATTCATCAGATTGGCAAGGTAGATGTTCTGCTGCAGCTGTGAGTTCTTGAACTTCAAGTCCTGAATCTCGTTTGCTTGCTCCTGGCTCCAATGGCCTGTCAAGGTGTCAATAATACGCTGAGTGTTGTTCTCACCTGCACGGATGATGTCACACTTGTCTTGCTGCATCTGGAAACCGAGGTTCGAAGCTGCTCTTTCTATACCAGTGTTGGTATAGCTAAAGCCCTGCTGCATCTGGTTAACGATGTCCTTCTGGCCCATCTGGTTCTCATAACCCATACGGATAATGTTCTGCTGCGTCTGGCAGCAGCAATCCTTAAGCGCAATTGTCATCTGCAAGTTACCCTGCGAGATAGCGTTGATTACTCGCTCTGCCGAGTATCCTACCTGACCACCAAGCTGCTGGATGCCTGCCTGGATGCCACAGATAGAGTTCTGCAAGGCGTTGAAGTCACAGTTCAGATTGCTTGCCAACATCTTAAGGTCGTTGCCGTTACCCTGGATGGCACCCATCAGCAAGTTGCTGTTCTGGTTGTCTGCCATCTGGTTGCGCAAACTCTCGATTTGACCCTGAATCTCCGCACGCTGCACGTCTGCGCCATTGTCACGATTGTTCCAGTCTGCACCATACATATAGCGCATCATGCCCATCATCATCATGTAGGCAAACGGATTGTTCCACATATCATCATCGTCACGGTTGCGCATCATAGCCGCCATTGCCAAAGGATTGCTGTCACGATTTGCCATCGCTCCAAGCAAACCACCCATCATTGCATCGTTGCAACAAGAGGTAGTCTTAATTACTTCTTCTGCCATAATTCCTAAAGAAATAAAAGTTGTACATTTTGTTTATTCACACATGTAATCGATTACGGCAGCAAAGTTATCCCAAAATATCTACATGTTTCATAACTCTGTCAAACATTCTTTTAGTGGCTGATTTCCAATGATTTAAGGTGACATAGACTCATGTCAAAAAAGAGAAGCCTCATCAGCTTCTCTTCATTATTCTGTTATTTACCCATAAAATAAGTGATGATGGTTCCAGCAATCGCTATCATATTGATAAATGTTAGCCACGCAAACAACCACTTCTTGCGTTTATAATCTCCTGTCCACCAAACAAAGATATTAAACGAAACGCTCAACATTATAATGATAGCACACTCTACAAATAAAAATGTTACCATATTCATATCGCTTATCCGTGTTGCGATAGGGCTTAGTTCTTGTTTCTTTTCAGTCTTTTCTTGATAAACTCTCTAACATCCCATTTCTTGAAGAAATGAGAATGATCGCCAGCATTCCCCACACTTTCCAGCTCCCCATCAGCGATAGCCCTTCTTAGGGTAGATTCGCTGATATGCGCCTCTTTCTTTACCTGCCCGGCAGTCATATACGGATTCAGCATGAACGGAATCTGTTCACAAAGATTGTCCAGATCGTCATCGCTCATACCGCAAGCCGTAACCTTCTCCCCATTCTTTTGCTGTTCTGCTGCCTTAAAGCAAGCATCGCTCAATGATTTCAATGCCCATCCCAGGGTATCATAATTCAGTACCTTCTTCATAAGTCTTCTTTTTTCAATATTATTCCTAAAAATCTCTGTTATTCTCCGATTATCTCCAGCATTCTCTATCAGGAGCAAATCTTTCTGCCCATCTTCGTTTCATTAACAAACATTTTAGCAAAGCTATACAAATAGAATATAGCTGTCACGGTCATGACCGTAAAGCAGGAATCCACCATATCTTTAGTTGTGTACCAATTCCACTCTACAATATGAGCCGCATTGATACCTAAGAAGTATATAAATGGAATGCGATACCGCTGGCACAAGAAGAAAAATCTACTTGCCAGTATCGTCACCATCGGCAGGACGTAAACCATGAAATAAATAAAGATATAGCAAGGCATATTTTCATTATAGGGGATAAACATCTCACGGGGATGCTGAGAGAACTCCCATATTCCATAAGCGTGAAAGCACATAATAATGATAGGCACATACTTACAAAACCATCTGAAAAACTTCAATATTCTTCTGCTATACCGATTACCATGCTTCTTAAGCATATTCATCAGTTCTGTCACATCAATGTCCTTTATCAACCGTTGGACTTCGGCTTCTTGTTCTTGTGTCATAAAAAACCTCCTTTTCTTAGTTGTTGATTACAATTATAGTTCTTAAAGTAAGAATTTGGCGCAAAATTACAACTTTCTGCGCTTTTTTATTCATTTTGCGCAATATCTTATAGTTAAACTTTGCTAAAGTAACAATCTGTAAGCAAATTATTTTTGAAAGGGCTCCGATCATACAGATTGCAGCTCATTTGTTATGTACATCTGTGAGAATAGTGATTGACCTATAAATAATAAGGTGTAGCCCTATAAAGAGTTACACCTTATTATATTTATACCCATCTGATCATAGCTTATTCTCCTAACATAGAGTTTACCATCCCTTTGATGGCTTCATCGGTAATGCTGTCTTTGACAGAGGCATCACCGCTAATCGATTTCATCAGCATACCTATCCAAGGATTGTCACTCTCCATGGTAGATTGTATCTGCTCCTTGTAGGCATCATAAAGCTCGCCAGATTCCTTGTATTCCAAAAGAACCGTGCGCAAGGCTTTCACCACATAGTTATCCATCAGCAATGGATTGTCCATTGCCGATGATAATTTAGTAAGAAGCACAGCCAGTGCTTCATGTAATTGCTTCTTATTCTTCTTCATATATCTATTTTTTAAGTTTCTAAACTCAGAGACTTAGAGTTTTCACCTCTGTTCTCTTTTTGTTCATCTTCCTTTGGCTCGTCAACCTCTCGGAAGTCCTCGGGCGTGTCAAGGTGGGGAACATCCAACTTCTCCCCACCAATGAAATACGAATACCCTAGATAAATCTCTTTTCCATAGCTCGTGCCATCTGCGATGCGCTCGAACATCTTGCCATCATCAGCGATGATGTGCTTGTCGTTGTTTTTGTCTATCTTCATATCCTAATCGTTTATATTGTTAATCCATACTTCTGTCTCTCCTCGTCCGTTAACTCACTCCATCCAACAATCTTGTCTGCAAATCTACTCCAGTTCGTTGCCGCCTTGTATGTCTCTATCGCTGAATCTGGGACGTAAATTTTCAACACCCTAGAAGGAATGCAGTCTGCTATTGTTGCTGGTGTCTCTGTTCTTCCTATGATTTTTTCTATCGGGCACCCATAGTAAACTTTATTATGATATGCACCTGGCTCCTTTAAGCTGACTGGTAGTAAACCAACAGTCAATTTAGTCTCTGCGAATGTTCCGTCAAATCTACTTATAGGATTTTTGTCGAAGATGTCAAATGGAACTTCTTTTAACGAGTAACACCTCGTGAAAATTCCATAAACATTTCCATAACCAGAGCTATCTGTATCAATTTTAGTTAGTTTTTCCATCTTGTCGAACAATCCACGTGGAACACTCTCTATGCTAGCACAATTCTCAAAAGCCTTGGAAGAATCTTCTACATTTTTAAAATTGTCAAACAATCCAGCAGGAATAGACTTGAGTCCAATACAACTTCCAAAAAGTCCTCTTTCAAAACCGTAATAACGATTAAGAGCCATAGAATCCCCATTTGAGATAAAAACGGACTTTGGTATTTCCTTTAGCTTATAGCATCCATAAAAGAAGCCTGATATATCTAATGAATTGAGACATACGTCTTCACTTACATACTCCAATTTACTTTGTTCAATTAGCATACTTACACCTATAGGTGTATTTCCAACCGTCCAAAAGGCTACTATGTCTCCTTCTCCAAATGTTACCTGTGCATTTTTTCCTTCGACTGAATCCAAAGATACATTATGAAAAGCATTACCATCCGTATAAGTATGTGAGCCTTCATTGCTGGTACTTCCATCTCCCCAATCTATATTGACAGAACCACCTGAAGCAGTTATAGACACAGAGTCACCAGCCAACAAAACTTGCATCTTTCCATTAGGCTCTGGCTTCAACGTCATTATGTCAAATTCAATATTGTACGACTTTGATATTGTCGTGTCCGAACGAGACTTAATGGTTCCTCTATCTTCGCCTCCACTATATCGGATAACGTAATCGTAGCGTTCTCCTTCTGCCAATGGCACTTTTACCGTTCCAGAAGAAAGGTCGTATGTCAAATCATTGATTTCCACGGTCGCTCCTTTTATTGCTCCGTACTGGCTTACCACGTTGAAGGTGGCGAATATTGTTTTCAGTACGGTTCTTGCTGTGATTGTCAAATGAGGGAAAATGCTCTTCACTCTCTCGATGTCTTCCTCAGTAGCTTTAAGTACAACATATTTTCCGCTCAAATATGCGATTGAAGTATACTCACCATTGTCTCCGACACCCTTGATGTTCGACAGCTTGTTGAGTATCGTGAAATTGGCTTTCAGTGCATTGATGTTGGTGAATCTTACGTATACGAGTGTATTGTCCGAGGAAAGGATTTTCTCGGCAATGTCTAGTGGCTCGATATTCGGACAATTCTCTATAACAAGCGTGGTTACGTTTGCCCACGAATCTACTGATAAACCAGTACCAAGCTTTGGCTGGTTCTTTAAAGTCAAGTTGGTAATGGTGGCTGGGAGTTCCAAAATTCTAAGCACACCACCCTCAGCAAGATTCACGGCTGTAGCCTTCGTTCCCTTCGCATACACTTCCTCTATGTTCTCGCAACCGCTCACGTCAATGCTTGTGGTATAGTTGGGACAGTTCTGAATGTCCAGCTTGCGCAACTTCGCATTGTTGCCCAGCGAGAGAACGCTGAAGTTTCGGTTTTGATAGCCTGCCTTGGAAGAACCGATAATTAACTCCGTGATATTCGTTGCCTTCGATACATCAACCGTGCCAACGTATAGAGCCGACAAGTCACCAATAGTCTTAATCATAGAAGCATTGTAGATAATTGTCTCGGTGTCGTTGAACTTGATGCCAGCAGGTGCAGTGATAGTCTTCACTTCTCCCTCTCGCATTCTCTCGCTCTTGGTAACGCTACCCCAGCGAATAGTTCCATACATTGCCGAGAACGCACCGATGGTGATGTCTGCCTTTGGCTCGACACCTGCCCATACACTCGGTGTGTATGTTCGGAAAGTAATGTAGTCTGACAATGAAGAGCCTGCCTGGAACTTAGAATCCATGTACTTGAATCGGTTGTAGAGCCACCATCTTCTGTGTGCGTCTCGGCTACCTTGGAGGGCATAGAGAAACGCACCAGTCTTCACGGTCTGCGCAGTTCCGGTGGAATAGTCCGTATATCCGTCAATCAAAGGCGATTCGTACTTGAAGTACCCGTCCTCATTGTAGACGCTCTCGCACCACTTGTCGCTCTGTCTTGTGTTGCAGAACTCGATAATCTTGTCATAGCTTAGAATACCCTTCTGACGCAAGTCTTGGTACATCTTCGTGATGTCGGAAGAAAAAGCCTGTTCCACAAGCTCCCAAAGCAAGGAGTTTGCACCGTTCCACACATTCAAGTTACCGATAATGTCATGTATTTCTATATCGTAGCTAAACTGAATTGCACCCTCGTTATTGATACCGAAGACAGTATCATTATCATAGAAGATAAAAATCCACTTTCCACCAACATAAAATGTTAGGAACTGGTTCTTTGCTCGCTGGTCAACCATTCCAAAAACCAATGTAATGAGGTAATAGAAAATTATCGTCTTCTTATCGAAATGCTCAGCGAACTCTGCCTTGAACTTCTCTATATTGTCCTTGCATGAAACCACCCAAGTGAACACTTCCCTCATGTGAGAAATATCCTCGTTTCCATCTGGATAACGACCCTCGAAATCATTCTTCCAGCCATCATCTGAAAAGTCTGCTGAACGGAAATTCGAGCGGTCGCTGGTGTTGTTCAGAAACTCCCACGATTCATCCCCCTCCGCAAAGCCGAATGTGTTCTCTGCGCTCTTGTCGGTGTTGAAATTGTACTTGCCGATGAACAGAGGTGTATCACCTGCGCTAGCACGATGGAAAATCAAGCAAGGCTCTCCGTACACCGTGGTACGTATCAAACCGTTCTTCTTTTGTGGTTCAGTCAAGATGCCCGCCTCCTTGAGCATCCACCCGATATAGTTAGCCAAACCGGTATTGTGTGTTCCGCTTGATTCTGCGAAGTCAGCCTTCCAGCAGAAGTTAACGGCAGGCAAAACGGCATTCTCGTCCAGCGTAAAGGCATCCTCGTGCTTTCCGCTCTCCGTCATATTGAAACCCTTCTTAAACTGCCCCTTATAGTTCTTTCGTGGGTAGTACTGTGAAGATGTACCCTGCACGTTCAAAACAACATCATCGGCAGTAAAACTCTTCTCTGGATGATTCTTGTCAACGTACTCAATGCTCACAGTTTTCTTGTCTCCCTTAAACTGCGATAACTCGCCAGTAATGATAAGGCAAGGTATCTGCTCCAGCATCTTAGAATAACTCAAATTGCCGTATGTATCATAGACTTGATTACGGTTGAAAATAGCCAGTTTCTTGTCTATATCGTCCATATCTGCAATATAGTTATCCAGTAGCTGCTGTGCATTGAGGTTGTTAGAGTAGCTCCTGATGTTGTAGATGTCTATAGCGGCTGTCGATGATACTACGGTTATGTCCACTGGTGATGGCTGAACGAATCCGTCATTGGCTGGGTATTGCAGTGACTGCGATTTGATACCGTTGATATAAATCTGCATCAATCGGTTGTTGGCTCGCTTTTCAATCACGAAGGACACACGCACTCGCTCATCCTCCTTGTACTTGGTCTCCAGTGTTGACTGCTCCGAGGTTAGGGATATTGTGTTCGGTGTCAGTCGCAAACCAATGCCACCCTGCTGACAAGAGAGAACAACACCTTCATAGTCTATAACTTGGCGAACAGCAAACTCAATCTCTATGGTCTTGCCAGTCTGTCTGATGTCCTTAGAGAATAATTTCAAAGGAATGGTCATTGCTGCTCCACCGCTCAATCGCATGGCTGTGTTGCCGTCCTTATCGACTATCCATCCGTTGGTTATGTAGTTCATTTCAGAGAACGAAGCTGCAATTCCGTTGTTCTCCCATGTTTCCCTGTCTGTGTCCTGATTGCTCCTTCCCTGTGATGTCAAGAACAACTCAAGGTTCTGGGTTTCTGCCTCTGATGTGATAGAAGACTTGTCTACAGTCAATGAGAATGTCTTGCTTACACTTCTGCAAGTTATTGTCATAGTAGCATCTCCTTGGCTCATAGACTTGTATACCCACGATTGCTGGGTGCGGTCAACCTTTCGTGTTGCCACGATGGAATCGTTAATCTTCAAAGCAATGTCTGCTGGGTTGTTCAGTGGGTCGTAGACCACAAAAGGAATGGAAACCGTCTCGTACTGCTTCATGTGTATATGTTCCATGGTGCTAGCGATGATTGGGGTTTCGTTTCCTTGCTCGATACATACGAGTGCAAAGTTAAGATGGTTACTCTTCAATTCCAAACCATGCACGGATGCGGACAAATAAACTTCCAGGCTATGCGCTCCGTGCGCTTGCGCTGGAATATCAAAAGTCTGCTGACGGTTGTTGACATCAGTTTCTTCTTGGTGTATCTCCTTGCCGTCCAAAATAATGTGTACGGTCTTCTTGATGTTGCCAATAGGAGTGTAAACGAAAGGTATAACACCTTCGTATGCAGTCACGCTGTCGAAGCTGGAAGATACCATAAGGTTGACCATCGTCACTTCGTAAACATAGCTTCTAGAACTTCCCTCTGCATTGTCTATAGTAAATCTAATCTCGGTTACATCCTCCCCGATGTACTTAGTTACGTCTATAGTGTATGTATTACCAGAGCGCAAGGTTATTCTCTCACGCTGCTTACCTGCAACATAGACAGTGCAAGAACCACTAACCTGAGAAAGGTCACCTTCATTCTCGTAATAAGACAAATACTTAAACTTAAAAGTCTCTACACTCCCAGCGGTCGTATACTCGCTAGGTGTGACTAATATCGTATTTTTCATTGTCGCTTGTGTAGCTCCGGTGTTCGGAAGCTGAACTTGCGATACAACTAAATCTTCGTACTTTTCCGTGTCGGAATTATACTTTTTCATGGATGCTTCATCTGCGAATATTTGCAAAAACTTCTTATCTTTAATTTGTACGCATCCACCCTTCTTGGTGAAGGTCTTCTTGATGAGTTCCTGAACTCGTCTGCCCGACACTGGAAGGTTTCCTGTACTAGCATCCCCTCCCCAGTCAGTTTCTAGAGTTATTGGATTGTCAAAAACTTTTCCCATTGTTTATAATTTTATTTGTTTTTCCACCCTTCGTTATTTATCCATGGTTTCGAATCTATCCAACGACCACTCCCGAAGCAAGAGCGAACCGCCTGCCAAACTAGTTTCGTACCTTGATATACTGCTGCAATAATCCGGCCCTTGGCTAGTATTATAGCGATGTCATGCCCAAATGCCCTAATCATCCCTATTCCTCCTCATAGACAAAATAAATCTTGCTTTCGTCCTTGTTGATTGAATTGTATTCTTTCTCTCCGAGGACGACAAGTCTGTTTTCTAAGTCACTGAGTTTGTCACTCACTGCTTTCTGAGACATTACCTTATCCTCAGACTTTCCTAGTTGCCGAGCCACTTCCAGCAAGGTTGTGTTTACCCAGCTGCTGCCATTCTCAGAATAGAGCACATTGATGCCCTGAGGAACTACGAGATTATCAAAGTTCTTATACGTACCAGCTACGGTCGCAAAATAATACATCTTGGCACCGATAACCTTTGCTGGCACAGTGTCAAGACTAGCCACGCCCATATACGTGGCACCTCTTATGAGTTTAAACTTCTCAATAAGACTCGTTATCAACTCATCCCAATAACTATCTCTCTCGGCATTCACACACCAAGTGCCTCTGGGCGCATTCCAGTAATGTGCCCAGCCTTCTATCACCACAAAGTCGCCAGCAACACCTCCTGTAGGGAACTTCTTGTTCACCTCATAGATGCTGCCAAAATCACCCTTGTAGTGAGGACTTGTTTTATCTATATCGTTAGCCATAAAATATTATATTTGAGATAATTGGTTATACTTTTCTGCCAGTTCGCTTTCCTTCTTACTTACAAGGAAGATTGAAACGGCACGATAGATAAGATATTTCTTGCATTCATCTGTCAGGGAAAGGATGACCTTCTGGTCGGTCACTTCGTTTTCATGCCCAGTATCAGTAGAATACACATTCTCTAACTTTTGATAAGGGATATACGTGAACAGTTCAACCTCATGATCATATACAGCTCCAACAGGAGCATGGTTGGCATCATACCTTCCGGCAGTCCAGTACATCAGCACTCGCTTTCCTGTAGTTGGCGATGTGGTAATCATGCCCTTTGGTTTCTGTGGCGTTCCCCTGGTCCACCGGGAGGCTTGCATCTGAGCCTCCTTGCTGCCCGGTTCCATCAGCATAGTCAGCGTGCTTTGCCAACTTTTCAGTTTCAGTTCTACCAATCTCAGCCAGTCTTCAGGAATTGTCAGGCATCCATGACCATCTGTAAACTGGGTTTGGATGGCATCATAATCCTGCTTGCCGCTTTCGTTCAGCGAAGCTTCCACCCTTTTTGGGAGAATCATTTGCGCTGGTGCTTGCAGCAGAATCTGTTGAGCTGCCGTTTCAATGGCTTGCTTCATTTCCGTGTCCGAATCATCCGTAATGAGGTCATTCACCTCATCATGGATCACTTCGTCCATGGCTATGCGCATTTCCTTCACAAGGTCACTCATTAGAACTTCCATAAGCAAGAAACCTATTAAAAATTATAAACTACAAACTAAAACTCAATCACCACACCAAGCTCTTTAGCCTTCTCCTTCACACTCTCAGGCGATTTCAGCTTTCTTACATCAACCTTATAGGTCTTCTGGAGATAGTTCTTAGCCTTGGTGATATTCTCGAAGTGAAGGGCGTTCTCGTTCGTCACATGCTCTTCTTCATGCTTCTGCAGCTGCACCTCTTCGGGCTGACTCTCATCGATGATACGCCCAGCCTTCGTTAACGGATGCTTTCTGATGCAGTCTGCCACCTGTTTATTGTCAGTAAAATAAGAATAAGCATTGTTACTGCACCGTTCAAACTCCACGCTCTTGATAAGTCCGCTAGGCAGAGTCACCACAAAGATGAGCATACTGTTTGCTACAAATCTATACATATCTTTTGTGTTTATGGGTGAAGGGATAGCGAGACCATTACAGCCTCAACTATCCCCTAGATTGATATATGTAGAAAACTATCAGTTTCCTATACGATGATTACGCTGCCTCCAAAATCTGCTCATCTGTAACGCCATCACCAGTGAAGACTGGTCGGGCTACACGCGCATGAGCATCAGGGAAGGTCAGTACCCAGCAGCTATACTCCTCCATCACAACACCTGCAGTATTACGAATCAAGAGATCCTTGGCGTTAAACTCGTTTCTGCTCCATACACCGAATACGTATTTGTCAAGATAACGAGCATCCAGCAAGAACGCTCTACCATCCATACCCCAGGAGTTAAAAGCATCGTGACGATAAATCAGAATCTTTGTACCCATGCTCTCGAACTTCTCAAAATCAAGTTTCCAACCCTGATAGTCCTTTTCGGTCTGGGTAATGATACGCTTGTTAGAGCGAAGGTTAGCAAATGCCTGATAAATCAAGTTGTCAACGAAGAGAAGTTTCGTACGGCTGGAGTTACCAGCACCCTTCAATACTGCAGCGATAAATGCAGAAAGTTCCTTCTCGCTGATCACATACTCATATACTGTTTTTTCCTGCTCCACAGTTTCGCCATCGGAAGCACCTGGCTTAGGTACTTTTACCTTTGCCTTTACAATTTCACCATTCTCATCTTTCTTGACAGCCCAATGGCCAATCTGCAAGTCTTTGCCTGCTTCCCAGTAAATACCGCCCATGGTATAGGTCAAGCCAACTTTCTCGCCACCATTCGACATACTTTTTACACCGAAAAGACCACTTCGCTCCTGACCATAACGCATATCGTCCATAGCCATTTTTTCCTGTCGTGTGAAATCCCATTTTACCTGAGTCTTACTCATGCGGTTGATAAGTGACTCCTCAACCTGCATGATAAATCGCTGACAATACTGGAAGCTCTTATCTGGCATAGAGTAATAACTACCAGTTTCAACCTCTTTCTCGCCTGCGGCTCTTCCGAGGCGCATCAGAGTTGTACCTACCGGAATATTGTCTTCAAAGTCACGGTTGCCGCGCGAAGGGTTTTTCTTTCCATTCAGAGCGTAGGCAATAGGGTTATTGTCATTATCATGGCTGATTACACGGAACTGAAGAGGAATCAAAGTACTCTTATTCGTACCTGTCTCATCATAGCCATAGATGCCATCTACCATAATAACATCACCATTATCGAAAGCTGCCGGATTCTCCACGATGAAAGTTACAGAATTACCATTGGTCTGCTTATTAACCTGAGTAGTAAGTTTTGACATGATAGGCTTCTGACCGATAGAATAGTATTCTACTCGAACAGAGTCGATAGGAGTCATCTTCTTAGATGCACGTAAAATCTGATCAATAGGACAACTCTCCAATTTCATTTCTACGACTGTCGGGTTAACATGAGCTACATAGTAATCCCAGTTACCCATAGCTTCCTGTTGCTCCTGACTAGCACCCTGCCACTGAGGACCGGAACCACCTACACCGGGACCGTCCAAAGGACCTGTCGCGCCACCGCCACCTGCGCCCTTTGGAACTCCACCACCTGGTACTGCTGGAGGAGCCGTTTCAGCCATTGCATAAGAACTTCCACCACTAAGAATCATGACAAGCATCGCCATCATGAAACCAAACCATTTCTTAAACTGTTTCATAATCTATACATTTAAAATTATTAATTATAAATTTCTAATTCTACATTCCAATCATCTTGCTGTACACCTGTTCTGTACGGCTCTTTTCCTTTGGAAGTGATGGTGCACCACCGCCTCCATCGATGTTGATGTTCTTCTTGCCGCCCTGCTTGCCATCATGCAGTTGTTTCTGCTGGTCAATCTTCTCGTTCTTACCACGCTTGTAGCCTCGCTCTTCTGCATCAGCCACAGCCTTGTCGAAGTCCTTTATCTGGAAGAGGCGCAAGAAGTCTTCTTTCTTCAGATCATAACGAGCTGCACGCCATACGAAACCATCATCATCATGATCCTCGCCATCATCGCTACGCTTGTAAAGCCACTCTATCAACTCAGTAATAGCCTCAGGTTTCAACTTCGCTTCTTTAATGGCTGCATCAAGTTCATCATCCGACTGCTTTATGTTGGCTGCAAGAAGATCCTTTTCTTTGGCAAGTTTCTCGCTGGCTTCAAGTTTCTCTTTTTCACTAGCCTTCAAACGAGCCTTAGCCTTCTCGTCACCATTGATGGCATCAATATAGTCCTGACCCATTTCATCAATAATGAAATCGATAAAATTGAAGTCGCTGCCATCGGCATTTTTCTTTGTCACAAGACCTGTCACCAGACTTGGAGCATGAGGGTTGTCCTGCAACATTTTGTTGAAGTCATCCATTTTCTGCTTATTCTGGTCATACTGGTCGTAATCGGTCGAAAGTTGACCATAAACAGCCTCATCATCGTCCATATTCAAGTCCGGATAACGCTGAGCAAGACGCTCTCTGAAAGAATCTCGCTTTGACTTAACATTCTGATTATCAATAGTTTCTTTTGCCATAAATATTCATTTTTAATATTTGTGTGCTAAATTAAGGAAAATTTCGCATTACTTTGTGATAAGTTCTGCATCTTGATGAATTAATTTTGCTGGTATGAAACATCTAAATTCCATATCCGAAATTTACCTTAAAAGAGATCAAGAAATGTATCTGCTCTTTCGTAAGGCCAAGAGGATGGTAGAATATCCTACCACCATGGCTAAGATATGCGATTACATCGCCAAGATGCCTGCCTCTTGCTATTATCTCGCCGATAGCACAGCCTATCGGTATGTATGTAAACGCATCAAGGGGGAAAAGCCTAAATTCGGCAAATACCAAGCCATGAAAGAAAAACTCTTTGAAGATTTCTATCAGGATTTCTTGCGTCTCCGGCAGATGGATCAATACAAGGAATACAATACCAAAAATCTTGTGTATGTATGCCTGAATCTTCCTGCGCCCAATTTGGGCATGGCTCCTAGATATATACAGATGAAAATAAACAATTATTTCCGC